ATGGAAGAATCTGTTAAATTCTTTCATACTCATCTACGAAAGGGAACTCCTGCACTTGTAAAAGTTCTTCAACAGTACAAACTTCTAATCGTAGATGAATTTCAAGATTTAGATGAACTCCAATTTATCTTTGTGAAACGTTTTAAAGAACTTCAACCCAATCTCCAAATTATTGCAATCGGTGATCTTGCACAAAATATTTACAGATTTCGCGGGACATCCAATGAATTTCTCCGAACTCTTCTTCAGCGGGAAGTGATTCCAAATATTCGTTCATTTAATCTAACTACGAATTTCAGAAGTTCTAAGGCAATTCTTCGATTTGTAAACTTTGTCTTTCAGCCTGAAATAAAAGATGGTCATATTCTCCCTATGGAAGCCCCATTTAATGGCCATGAAGGCACAAAACCGAAGTATTTCGAGTTTGCCGTGAATCCTGGAAAGGGTATGGGCGAATATGAAGAAAAAGTGGCAAATGAACTGATTCCTGTGATTCTCAGAGCAAAAAAAGAGTTCAAATCGGTTGTCTTCATCTTTCCAATTATTAAATGCGCTTCTTTCCAACTTATTACTGCACTTCTACGCCAATATAGCAGAAAAAACGGATTTGCATTTGACCTTCATCAGATTGCAAAAGAGGATGAAACCTCTACAACGGTGGCATTTGGTTATGATCCGCGTAACTCTACTTCTCCAATTCAATTCTCTTCCTTTCACGCTTCTAAGGGACTCGAATGGGATATTGTTGCCATAATTAATGCTACAGATAGTATATTTGAACTTCGCGATGGGGAAGTTGAATCTGAGGGACATTATGCAGAGAAAACAAATCTCTTCTATGTTGGAACAACACGCGCAATTGAAGAAATGTATATCTTTGCAAACGCAAATATGGGTGGTCGTATCCGACTTCTTGCAAGACATGGAGATAATTTGAGTAAAGTTCTTGATATTACTCAATGGGGAACTGAAGAAAAGGAGTTTGAAAAGAGAGCAAAAAATCCAATTGGTGTTAAATCACTTCTAGGGAGATTTGCATCATATCCTGATTTAAATAAGCGTGTTCATAAATGTAGTGAAAATATTATTTCTTCAGGTAAGTCTGGTTGGAATATTCTCTTTGAACATGTCTATAATGAGATGAAAATGCGGAACCGTGAACTTGCATTTGGAACTTATATTGACTGGAAACTTAAGCAGATGCTCTGTGCTGGGAAATTGAAGACTTTTCAAGATATTCTCATAGAAATTCTGCAGTGTGTGAAATCAATTAATTGGAAAACAAATCGCCATGATTCTCTTGAAGATATTTCAATGAGGCGTGCAAAACTTGATGTTCTCTTTATGAATAGTAATAATGAACCATCTCTTGCATTAGACAGATTTGTGTCTGCATCGAGGTGGCTTGGAATGTATCAAACAAAACAGTTTATGTGTGTACCTGCGGTTAAGGAGATTTACTGGAAAACGGAAAGGCTCTTGATTGAAACTTCTGAAAAAAAGGATAAAAGTATTGAGGATGAATATATTCTTTCACAGTCTACCGATTTCTATCTTCGAGGAAATACACAGGAGATTGAAGCCGTAACAATGCCGAAAAACTACTATTCTGGTCTACCTGATGGATTTGAAGAGTTTGTAGCACTTAATCAAGATGGAATCTGTGATGTGGTGATTGATTGTTTGAGAAGTGTTGGTTCAGGAATGGGATTTCTGGAGGGTGATATTGCTCTAGAGACTGAGTCATTGATTATTGGCGAGGCTGATATGTGGACTCAAGAGTGTGGTGGAGTATTGTTAGAAATCAAATGTGGTACGGCAAAAAAAGTGGCTGAGTTGCGCGATACAGGAAATTGTAAAAATCTTCTACAGGTTCTTGCATATGTTGCGATGGGTCGGCATGGAGTCATTCCATTAAAAACTCGATGGGCCTTTCTCTTGAATCCTTTGACAGCGGCATGGGAGAGATATGATTTGAATAGTTGGTCTATGGAGGAATCAAGGGAATTTATGGATTGTTTGGAAGAGTTGCGTGAACGGGGTTAATCAACAAATTCATATGGTTCATTTACCACCGCTTTTTTCTTAATAATAATTTTTGGTTTATTCATCTTCTCATTCAGGCAATCCACTTTTGCTTCAAGTCTCTGTAATCTTTCATTCATATCTTTTAGAATTTCAAGAATAGGGTCTACTTTAGGAGGGGATAAAATCACATTTTCTTGTACAGAATCAATTTTACATATATTTTTCTTTTCCTTCAGTCCTGCTCTATATTCTTTCTTCTCAATTGCATCAATAATAACATCTCGATCTAGACCAGTAAGTTGAATAATTTCACTAATAGGCTTCTTATCATTAAGATAATAGTCTGCCGCAAGACCACGTAATTTTGCCCGAATTCCTCCAAGAGTTCGTTCATGCTCTGTAGCAATTTCATTCATTGATTTCTTATTTCGGATAGAAGTAAGAAGTTGAATGACTTCTTCATGATACCATGCCTTCCCCATACGGCCTGGATATTTGCTTTTATCTAGACCGTGAATTGTTGTTTGCATTGTAATTATACAAAAATAGAAATAAAAGTTCAAATTTTTAATCCTCATCCGAATCAAGTTCATTTCCATCTGTATCCGTTCGTGCATAACAATCTGGAGAATAATGCCCCGTGCGGCCACAACGATAACAAGCGCCAGACTTCTTTTTTGACTGGCTCTTTTTACCACAACGCCGTTCATGCTTTTCACATTCCTCTTCATCTGAAAATTCATCTCCACAGATTTCACATCCCCAGACTAACTCTTCTTCCTCTTCAAATTCATTTCCACTAACATCTGTTCTTGCATGGCAAGTGGATACAAAGTGTCCGCCACGACCACATCGCGTACACTTATCCGTTGCTGCCCAAAGTTCTCGCTTGAGTGATTCCTCCTGAACTTCATCTAGTTCCTCGGTTACATAGGCTCCACCGCGCACGTTGTTGATTCCATGCTTCTTCATATATTCCTTTGTATATTTGTCTTCATCAAATGGACTTGCATTTGAAATTAACTTCTCCAGAGAAACAGGCTTATACTTCTTTGTCCAAGCCGAGCCTTTACCATCCAGATGTTGCTGATATCGCTCCATTGGATTTGCCGATTTTCCAACATAATACTTTCCAGAACGCAACTTTAGAATATAAATGTTTGTGGACATTTTTGGTTGTCATAAAAAAATATGCAAATAAAAGTTCAAATTTTTATGATCACCTTTAGCTATACATTGAATTGAATGCACGAAGGGTATCCATTTTACGTGTTCCAGTACAATGAACGATAAAGACACCTAGAACACCATTCTTATAGCAAACCTTCATTCTGTTGCCTCCTGTAGATCCTAAATCTAGTTTCTTAAGATCTTCGCCTGGGATGCGCTGATATAGATCATTATCAATGCATTCCAGAATCTTCCAACCACGATGCTGTCCCTGCCAAGTGCCATCTGTAAGGACATGTAATTCTGCTGCAAGAAATGGATTTCTAATGCCAGTAGCATGGGTCATACTGTTTACTGGATTATCACGATATGTTGGCCAGAAAGTATCCCATGTATCCTTTGTTACAGCCTCCCACTTTCCAACATAGGTACGAACTTGGCGAATGTTTCCAGCAATACGTGCCGAAAGACTAATATCTGCATAACACCCAAGAGTCTGTAGAAGACGATCCGCTTTAGCCTCCACTAAACCCTCCTCTGGGCATGAAGGATGGCGTACATTAGTACTAGAAAGGATACGATATCTCTCTTCTGGAGAAGTACGCACATCAATCTTCTTTTTCTTCCAATCATCCTTCAAGAAAGTTGCATAATCAATTAATCCCGCCGAAAGTCTAAAGGTACGAGTATGTCCATACACAAGAATTTTCTGGAAACCATTGTAACGCTGCTCATAATGATTAACACGTTCTTGTGCTTGAGAGACTGTACTGTACTGGACTACATTGCGGAAGTCATGTGTTGCAAAGATACGGTTGTGGCATTTCCATTCCGTTGACCGAGAACAGGTTTGGTCGATAACCAAGATAATAGGAATATTTGATGCCTGGCGACGCCAGTAATTTGGGTCAGACCATTGAATCTTCTCAGCACTAATGCGATTATTTTTAATGCCCATATTGTCAGATTTATCAACTACAATAAGGAAATCTGAAAGTTCTGGAAATGAGTTTATATTAGATAGAAACTGATAAATTGCTTTATTTTTTTTGATATCTTCTTTCTTTCCACCAAGAAGTGAGTAAGATAGACGAAGTACTACAATATTACGAGAGTTTGTAGCCACCATGCTCTGCCGAAGTTTAGTGATAATTTCCTTTCCTTGTGAAGTGATTTTATATGTATCATTAATCTTATCAAAGAATGGAATTGCTTCATGAACAAGATCCTCGCGAAGAAATCGACCAGGTCCGCAATAACCCTCTGGAGGAGTATATTCAACATGTTCTCCTTCAGTAATAATGTCTTCCATCATTACTTGGTATTCTTCATCTTCAACCTCTCCAGAATATAGAACCTCTTCTGGAGTAGCACTATATAGGATATTAGTAATATGTTCAGAGTTACGAATTTTTGACCAGACTTTGCTGAGCATTTGCTTGGAGCCAGTACCATGATCACATTCATCAAGATGAAGTACAATTGATTTTCCTTCATTAAGTTGCTTAGTAAGCCACTTGATGAATGTATCCACATTCTTTTGACTCGTAATAGAGAATACTGTCATATTTTGAGTACTTAGTTCCTTTCGCTGATCTTCATCAGCTTTACGATGCCAAGCAGAAAGAAATGCATGAACACGAGTTGCTTGATTTACTAGATCACGTGTTGCAATATACTCAACAATCTCACGCTTACCACACTTTACAGGGGCACGTAAAACGATGCGGCGGCATTGAGAATCTTCTAGAAGAGGTAAGATACTATCTCTTACAAAACCTGTAAGATGAGGACGTAGGCGTTCAAAGATTGCTATTGACCAGGGTTTTTCGGGTTCTGACATTAAGTGCTTATGTAAAAAGAATAAAAAATATAAATTCAATTTTTAAACCAGCCTAAAAAAATACACTATTAAGTTTCATGGAAGAAACCAATCGTCTTATTCTTGAAGACCTGGTCCAAGCATATAAAAATCAATACGGGGAGGACAATTGGGCGAATAATCTCACACACAATCTTCGTCCATCACCAAACCAAGCCATTGCAGATAAATACGGCGTTTCAAAGAATCGTGTTATTCGTCTAAAACATGAATTGTGGAAACTGGGTGTTATGATGCGAGGATTAGAGAATCTACCCGAACCACAATTAGACTAAATTTGAAATATCCACTAACCCAATCCTACCACAAATCATGAATAACACCATCAGCCAGATTGAAATTTCTCTAGAGAAGCCTATCACGGTGCCTCTCTATACCTTCATTGCGCTTGGTGCGGCCATCTTTGCGCTCTTCACTGCACTCTGTTGTACATGTTGCTGTAACCGTATAGTCTGCTGTTGCCCTTGGCGGCGTATGCCTCAAGAAGCACCTGAGGCCCAGCCGTATCAGCAGCCGCTCATTATTGGAGCTCCACCCGATACATCCAGAATGGTCCTCAGATCACATGAAATTGTAAATCGTCGGCGCGGGGTGGCTACAAATGTTTAAAAAAATAGTATTATTCTTAAAAATTTAATATTCAGATTCAATAATGAAAAATCTCATCTACTTTGCTATTTTTTACAATAAAAAATATATGCGACTTGTTGAACTTTTCCTCAGCTCCTATGCACTTTTTTGCAAAGATTGCCATGAAACAACTGATATTTGCGTGATTACGGATGAGAGTTTTGTAGAAGAATTAAATGCACTTGCTACGAATCTACATCTGACACTCAAGTTTTATCTCTTTCCACCGAATTTTATTCACGATTTTAAACATAAAATATTTATTGCAGCAAGTATGCGATATTTTATCTTTAATTGGTCTGAAATCGGCAACTATGACACAATTCTCTACTGCGATACGGATATTCTTTTTCATACGCCACTAAAAGAAGTCTTTTTCTGTATAGAAGATCCTACAAAAATCTATACGCTAAAAGAAGGGAACCTGGATAATGAGTTCTGGTCTGGAAACAATCTGTTTGATTTTGTTGGCGCCGATTCTGAAATCGATCCGCGAACTCCAGGAATATGTTCTGGTGTTTTTATCTTTAAAAATACTCTCGTAATCCAGCAATATTTTGCACACTTTACTCATTTTATTTTTAATAAACTATCGCAACCAAATTGTATTTTGCCAATCTGTTACGACCAACCCTTTTTTAACTACTTCTGTTTTAAAAATAAAATTAATGATAATGAAACACTTTTAAAGTATGCAATAAATCGCATGAATACGATTGATGGCCACGGTATTTATCATTATCCAGAAGTTCATTTAACATTAAAATATAATGATATGATTTTAATGTTACTTAAACTTGTGCAATCAACTCCATGTGATGACACTCTTGCAAAAAAGGTAAATGAATATATGCAGGCTGGGTCACAGTTTCTTCAAACATACAATGAAGATGAAGATCCTCAAGCAAAATATATATTATATGACATTAAAAAGTAGATGTTTAGCCTAGCGATTGTGCTTCGTATGACCTCTCGAACTCTTGCGCTTACTACGCGTTCTACGAAGAGTTGTGCGCCTCGCGCGGGCACCACCTTGGCCCGCAGCGGCGGCGGCAGCGGGGGGCGCAGGAAGTACACACAACAACTGTTTATTCAGAACACATCGAAACTCCTTATCTTTTAATGTAGCCTGAAAATACTCTCGCATCTTGTTTACTTTTTCCACAGGTTGCTGAAGAAAATTCACCGGTTGTCTCAATTCAAACTCCGCAGGAACCTCATACCAGCTATACGTTTCTGCAAGAAGTTCATTAATTGTGCCTTCTGTTAATAGAGCCGTCTGCTTATTCAGATTTGTTCGGGTATTTTTTCCTTTAAAGGGAGCAAATTTCTGAGTCTCGCCACTGGATAAAAGCGTGTATCCATAGACCGCAGAATAGGAGCGTATAGGATTATAATCAACTACGTAAGTTGTTTTTTTCCCATCACTAGGCGTGAGCGCACGATACATTTTTTGTATAATTGTGTCCTCAGATTTATCGTCATTTAGTAAAAAGACAACATCTGTGGAAGGTAAACTAACCCCCGTGCTGAGTTTTGAACCCGCGAGAATAATTAGACCTCGTTTTGGGGTCTGATCTTGTAGGGACTCTTCAAGTTCTTGTATTTGCTGTTTTATATCTTTTCGTGGAAGATTTTTTATTGTTTGTATACGCCCCTGAAGTACTTGAGGAACTGAACTCTCTTCCTCTTCATTATCTAAAATACATGCAACATTATATCTGCTAAATTTTTCATTTTGTAGCATAGAGATCGCCCAAGTCGTCATGACTTTTAATATACCTGCTTTTGTACCAGTTGCTACAAACATGAGGATTGTATTTGTATTCTGAAAATTTGGTACAACCGGCGCTTCAAGTTGAAAGTCCGCATTTTGAAATAAACCTACATTTACTTGGGCTAAATTTGCATTTGGTGGCGCATTATATAAAGTAGGTGATTCAAATCGGAAACGGCTATATGCGTATTGACTGTGTGCAGTAATATATTCAAGTGTCTTTTCAACTATGTTGACAAGAGCAGTCAACTTTGCAGGATCCCCCTCTTCAAAGATTGGGTTCATTTTCTTCAATTCAGCCGGCACAGGATACGAAATAAAATTCAGATCAGGAAAATTAATATAGTCCTCGGCCATTTCTTGAGCGGTCTGTCCACTTTTAAATCTAGATACTAGAATTGATGAAACAATGGGTCCAAATCTTTTTTCTAGATTTTTAACTGCTTCATTTGTTTCAATTTGTCCAGCTGCGTAGGCTAATTTTTCTCTATTTTCTTGAAGATACTCCTCATATCTCTCTTGTTCTCCTCGCGGATCTGACCACTCTGTTCTTGTATTTGAATTATTATTATCTTCATCATAATTTCCTTCTAAGTGTCTTAGCCACCTTAGATAGTCTGCTTGTTCTCTAAATAAATCTGCTAAATCTTTTGGCAGTGAGTTTAGTTTTCGGGTGAGTTTTACATCTACATAATCCCAAATAAACGTATTCTCACTTTTAATTTTATAGTCTTGAATTGTAGAAAAATAGGTCGCAGTAAGAAAAATAACGGGTTTTGCACTAACAATTTTTTCAATTTCCACTTTAGTCTTTTCTCCACTCCCTGTTTTGTGCGCCTCGTCAAAAAAGAACATATCTGCATTGGCAATGCTCTCTTGAAGAAATGCTTTTCCAGTTGAACCTGGATTTATGAGAAGTTGTGTTGAACAGAAAATAACAGCATGTCTTTTTGAATCACGTGCTTCCTTTTCTGATTTAAATTTACCAGAAACAAATGGATACGAAATAAAAACAAAATTACCAAAATCAATAAATTTATTAATTAAATCCTCGCCCACTTGAGACTTTGTTTCATTCGGAGTTGCTGTAATCCAGATAATATTCACAGGTTTTTCAGTATGTGAGGGAGTTACTATCCTTTTACGCCTGGCAAACTCATGAATTATTCCGCCAGCAATATACGTTTTGCCGCCTCGGGGTAAAACACCAATTAAGTATCGGTTTTGAATAGCCTGCTCTTCAGTAACAGCTGCCGCAGCGGCTGCAACTACAACTCGAGGTCCTTCCAATGGTAAAATTTTATTAGAAATACTCTTAACAATAATTTCTTGATGTAGTTGAAGTCTAAGAAGAGGCTTTGATTCATATTCTCTTTCAACAGCAATGCAAGCAGCGGCAGGTGCAGGAAGCGCAGCAGGGACCACAGGGGCAGGAGCCGCAGCCTCAGCATTTGGAGCAGCTTCAAGCTTTGCAATTAGCTCATTAAGAGAACTTTTTATAGCATCAAGTGTAGCCAAACCTAGAAGTCTTTTATATTCATCAATAAGGTTCTTTCTTGACATTCTTATAAGTGGATTTATTTTTCATTCTCAGACAGCAGTGGTTCTTTTGCCTGACCGCCTTCGCCCCCCTTAGTCGGAGCCATCTCAACCATGGTCCCTTCGTCCACATAGGTTCCATCTTTAATCGCATTAATATCCTTTAGTAAGTGCTTTGAAATGCCGTTGTTTGTTTTTTCAAAGACATTAATCAGACTGGCAAGTATATTAAATCCAACTCCAACCCATACAAGAAGTTTCATATCATAACCCGCTGCAATGGTTGTAGTCAAGATACCGGCGGACTGGACAACATGAAATAGATAAATAAGCGCCATATTCCACTCATTCAGACATTTGCGTTTTTTAATAAACTCCTTCAGATCATTCAGTTTATTTGTCTCAAAAATCGTCTGAATTTCAGTATTTACATTCGGAACTGTAGACATTTCTCTCTACACACTAGGAAGGAATGTCAAAACTCTATTTCTTGGATGCTGAATTTCAAACCTATATGGCCTATAGCCCCTGTAATTCAGAGTTTGAAGAAATAAGTGAAAATAAGCTAAAAAAAGCGGGGTATATTTCAACCGATCAAAAAATGGTCTTAATTGGTGGGACCTATTTTATGGTCTATACATATCAATTTCTCCTAAGTCTAGGAATAATGGCATTGAATGCTGATAATACACGCTCGTATATGTTTGCACGCTTCCCCTTACTTTTTGATGCAGATGCCTTTTCTACTCCGCGAATTTTAGTACCAAAGTATACATTTGCGGGTACTCGTCAGGCAGAACTCACCGCAGCATTTCAAGCACTTAATATTAATCTTCAAGGAAATGTCACATTTCCTGATTTTAGGAACTTAACAGCGTCGCAACTTCCGGTCGCACGGAGTATGTTTGATATTTATACTGAAGGCTACCAAGCAGGGGAATTGAAAACGGCCACGCGAGTCCTACTTAATTTGAAAATGGCAAGTACAAGTGCGATAATAATAAATCAAGGATTTCTTGATTTAATTGCAATACGAAATACAATGCGTGTATTATTTCCAGCTGCTGCTATGGGTATTAAGTTTAATCAAAAAAATATTGAGCCAATTTGTAAGTTTTATGCGCAAACAAAACCACAGGAAGTGGCTAATGCACAATTAGAAACAGTTAAGAAATATCTCGTCGGAGTTGCATCATTGGGGGGTGAAGAGGGTGAGATTATGGGCGAGATAGTCACATATATGAAAAGCATCTATGGAGATGAAATTGGTGATTTAACAGGGCATAATCCACTTGTTGATAGTATGTTTGTCTATTTAGTCTTAGAAGGATTTAAAAAAATGGAGGCGGAAAATCCTGAAATTATAGATATTACAACAAAACCTGGGCGCGGCGGGCGTCGTAAGCGCCAGACAAAACAGAGAAGATATACACGAAGAATACGAAAGAATTAATAGTACAAATTCCTAATTCCGGTTTGTGATAAATTCTTTATCATACATAGGGATGGCGTCTGTTGTGCGTGCACTTGTCAAAGAAGGAAAAGCCGCTTTACAAGAATCCAAAGCAGCAAGAACTGTTTTACATGAAGGTCAAGAGGCTGCTCGTATTGCAGAAGCTACAAGAATTGCTGCGCGTGCTCTAGAACTCGAGAGGGTAGCAGCAGAAGCAGCTCGATTGGAAAAAATAGCAGCAGAGGCTGCTACAGCTAAGAAAATAGCACAAACTGCAGCTAGGGTTGAAGGAACTGCGGCTCACATAGCAGAAGCAGAACGGCTTGCTGCAAAGGCTGTTGCCGCTGAAAAAAAAGCTCTACAGTTTGCTGAATTTGAAAGGGGTGTTGCAAAGGCAGCAGAAGCAGAACGGCTTGTTGCACAGGGTGCTAACGCTGAAAAAAAAGCTCTACAGTTTGCTGAAGCAGAACGACTTGCTGCGCGTGCTGGACAGGCAGCCGAAGCAGAACGGCTTGCTGCGCGTGCTGGACAGGCAGCCGAAGCAGAACGGATTGCTGCGCGTGCTGCACAGGCAGTAGAAGAAGAACGCCTTGCAGCTAGTGCAGTTGGAAGGGCTGAACGAGCAGGTATTACTGCAGGTACTCCATTAACACGGCCAAGACAGGCAGTAGTAAATCTAGCTGAGCGTAGAGGAGCTCTAGGATTTGCAACTAAACCAACACGCCCCCCAGGTCCATTAAATCGAGTAAGAGCTGCTGCTGCTGAAACTGTTGCTGCTGAAGCTGCACAAGTGAGAAAATATACAGAAGCAGAAATTTCTGCTATGAGCGGTGCTAAAATAAAAGAACTTGTAGGAGAAGGAAAAGCTGTGTCACAAGAAAGATTTAATAGATTAGTAAGCGAACATTTTGAAAAACTAAAATCAGCTGACCTTGACCCTTTAAAAACAAGTAATCCAGTAAAATGGGAAGCAAAATGGGAAAAAGTAGCAAAAGAAGGTCTTGGTCCAATAAAAGATAGGAGCACAATAATAAAACTTATTACAGAAGCATTAAAAGAAGAGGGTAAATTAGTTAAAGCAGGCGAAGAAGTAGTTCCACGATTACTAGGCCGTAATGTGCCAAAATTAGTAGTACCTGGTGCTCATTTTGCAGAAGAAGCCGCAGAAGAAGCAGGAAACCTAGCTGCTGGTTTAAGAAGAGGTGCTCCAGCAGCCATTAATGCTGCAGAAGCAGTTGCTCTAAAAGCAACACAAGAAGCTGTTGCCGCAAAGGCAATAGAAGTCACAGGCGAAACAGCACAAGCAGTTAAAACAGCCGTTGAAGGTGTACAAGGTCCTCTTAAAAAAGCAGCAAAGGTTGCTGAACAATTAGGTGCTTCTGCTAAAAGTGCTGAAGGTGCAGCAAGAGTACTAGAGGGTGAAGCAAGGGCTGCTCAAGAAGCAGCTGCCTTCTCACGAGGCTCAACTGCAGTAGCAGCCGCAGCTCAATTAGAAAAGGAGGCACAAACGGCCGCAAGAGTAACAACACCTGCAGAGGCAGCTGAGATGGGGCGTGTTCTAGGTGGTGTTCCTGCATCAGATGCAAAAGCCGCTGGAGATGCATCTGTTGGATTCTATGAGCGTATTTTTGGTAAAACTTCGATTATTATGGTAACACCCGAGGGAGCGACGGCCGCAGCTAGATTACTTGGCAAAAATGTAATTGTTATACCACGAAAACAGACTGCATTGAGTCTTTTTGAATATATCAAAGGATTTACTCCCTATGGAAGAGCAATGTCTACTCTTACAGAATCTTTTAAACTTGGTGCATCAAATATTGCACGATTTGAAGTTGTTGCACGAAATATAGTTAGTGGAGCGAATGCCGTTGGCGCATTACCAAAATATAATCTTTTTGCAGAAAGATCTATAAGAACAATTTTAGAACATGCAACATATGGTCAGGTAAGTAAATTATGTTCTGTTTTTACACCTGAACGAACAGTTGCTTTTAAAACTGCACTTGTGCGCGTATTTCAAACAAATCCAGTTGATGCGGCTCTCGTTTTAGATACTATGTTACTTCATGTAATACCTAATAGTAAATATAATGTAGAATTAATAGATGCATTAATTAATGTAATGAAAACCAATCCTGGTAGAGCAGTTGATGAACTTTTAAAAATAAATGGACTTATCACCGCGGACGCCATTAAAACAGTTGGAGCATCTGCCGCCGCTTATCACAAAGGAATGGGTTGGTTTAAGAGCAAAGCCTATTTCTCACTCTTAGCTGCAGGATTAGGCTCATCTGTCTTGTTCCTGGCAAATTATAACAATATTCCCGATATGAAAACATTTGCTGAAAAGGTATATTGGGGTAAAGAAAAGGCAGCAGAAGAGTTAGAAGAGAATCCAAACTATTCCTCAATTAAAAAGAGAGCTGCCGATCTTAGAAAGGCGGCAACATTGGCAGTTGTAAGACAATTTGATCCTGACTATGCTGCTGAGCTTGAGCGCCAACAAGGCGCAGCAAATGAGGCTGCAGCTGCCGCAAAAGCTGCTAGAGAAGAAGCTAAGAAAACATGGTTTGGATATTTAAGAAAACAAATTGGAATCGATGATTCGGTAAATGGACGCAAAAGACAAGAAAATCTTGAAAAAATGGGCAAAAAGGCGACACCTATATTGGTGGCAGCAGGAGTTGGCGTTGCCGCTACAGCTGTAGGAATACCCCCTCCACTTGCTGCCGCTCTTGGTTCTGCTGCTGCTGCGGCTGCTTCACCAACTAATCAAAAACAGCCACAAGTACCTAGGCTGAGATTGTAAATTATCTTCATTACATTTTAAAAATGTATAAAAGATATTTATATAATTTCAAGTTCTACTTTTTTCAAACTACCATCTTCTTTCATAACTAGATTTTCAAATGGAATTATTAGTTGATCCCTGTCTTCGTCTGTAAATTTAATTGATTCTGTAACATCGTGTCTTCCAATAAAAGTTACAGGAATCTTTGTATCATCTACCGTATATGAACTGCCGCTAATTACAACTGATATATCATCTGCTAAGCCAAGAAGAGTATCTACAAATGTATGTACGTGTATTTCATCTAATTCGGACAATGTGTTAATTTGTAACTGATTTCCATCAATATATACATTTACAGTTCTTTGTGCACCACCACGCATTCTATGCTGTCTGCGCCTCTGCGTTTTCCGAAGGCGCCTGTTTTTATATTTGCGTGTTCGTGCCATTCTACCTATTTGAAGATATTTTATTTACAATTTACTTGAATACCTGCCATTGTAAGAAAGGCAGTTTGTGTACCAGCGGCATAATGAAGAACTTCACCTGCAATAAACCAAAATAGAAGATTGCCTACAATGGATGTCTTTGTGGCCCAAGCCGTCGCAATTGAAAGTAGAATTGTTAGTAAAATGTCAATAAATGCTAATCCAAAAATACGAGTTGCGTGAACGCCTTGGCCTGGTGTTCCCAATGCATTTGCATAGGGGCAGGGCATTTATCTTGTGTATTTTTTTTAGTCAACCTCCCCCGCAAGGGGGGGTTAGTGGACCTCAGTCCACTTCTTCTACCTTCGGGCCCTTGGCATCAGGATTCACATAGTGGCTATCAGGCTTCGGCATGCCCTCAGGCATGCTGGGCATTCCGTGCATTCCAGGCATATTTCCCTCAGGTGAGCCCTCCGCACCAGCATACATCTTCGTCAGTACAGGCCGAATCAGACCCTCGTACTTCTTCATGGCATCCTTAAACTCCTCCGTAGTTGCATCCTGGTTGTCCGTAAGCCAGGCGAGACCCTCATCCACATTCTTTAGCGCTCCAGTTGCATCCTCACCCAGCTTCTCCTTCACCTTCTCATCCTGTAGAGAGTTACGGGCATTGTAGAGATAGGACTCCAGCTCATTACGCGCCTCCACCTTCGCCATCGTTGCCTTGTCCTCCTCCGCGTACTTCTCAGACTCGGCCACTAGGCGCTCGACCTCCTCCTTGCTCAGACGACCCTTGTCATTCGTAATCGTGATCTTCTGCGACTTGCCCGTTGACTTCTCCGCCGCCGATACATTCAGGATACCGTTCGCATCAATATCAAAGGTCACCTCAATCTGCGGCACACCGCGCGGCATCGGCGGGATACCATCAAGTTGGAACTTGCCGAGGCAGTTGTTGTCGCGAGTCAGAGGACGCTCACCTTCAAACACCTGGATACTCACACCAGGCTGATTGTCCGCATAGGTACTGAAAGTCTGCGACTTCTTCGTAGGAATCGTCGTGTTGCGCTTGATGAGCGGAGTCATGACACCACCCGCCGTCTCTAGACCGAGGCTGAGTGGGGCCACATCCAGTAGAATAATATCATTCGTCTTCTCACTGCCACCGGTTAGAATGTGAGCCTGAACGGCTGCACCATAGGCAACAGCCTCGTCGGGGTTAACGCTATCATTGAGCTTCTTGCCTCCAAAATACTCCTGAAGCAGCTGGCGGATACGGGGAATGCGCGTGCTGCCGCCCACCATGACAATTTCATGAATATCCTCCTTAGAAAGCTTGGCATCCCGCAGGAGTCCATCCAGAGGAGCCACTGTCCTACGGAATACAGCCTCGCACAGGCTCTCGAACTTCGCGCGAGTGAGTGCCACACTGAAGTCATTACCATCGGACAGACTGTCCACCTCTACTGTAGACTGCGTTGCAGCGGAGAGAGTACGCTTCGCACGCTCACATGCCGTGCGGAGGCGACGGAGAGCCTTCGCATTACCACTCACATCAATGCGGGTCTTCTTCTTGAACTCCTGTACACAGAAGTCAACGAGGATATTATCAAAGTCCTCGCCACCCAGGTGCGTATCACCCGCTGTTGACTTCACCTCAAAGACACCGTCGTCAAGTGTAAGGATACTAAGGTCGTGAGTGCCACCACCACAATCGAAGATCAGCACATTCTGCTCACCCTTCTTGCCCATCTTATCAAGGCCATAGGCAAGCGCAGCCGCCGTTGGCTCATTGATGATGCGCAGAACATTCAGACCGGCAATTGCTCCTGCATCCTTCGTCGCCTGACGCTGGGAGTCATTGAAATATGCAGGCACCGTGATCACCGCATGCTTAACTTCCTGTCCTAGGAATGCCTCAGCCGTCAACTTCATCTTGGTGAGAACAGCCGCGCTGATCTCCTCGGGGAGAAACTCCTTGGTTTCACCCTTCCAGGCGACTTCAATAGTCGGCTTGCCACCCTTGCCCTCCTTTACGGCAAAGGGCCAGTGCTTCTTATCGGACTGAACCGTGGGGTCAGTAAACTTACGACCAATCAGACGCTTTGCATCGAACACCGTATTTGCCGGATTCGCCGCCGCCTGGCCCTTTGCAGCATCCCCTACGAGGCGCTCATCATCAGTGAAGGCTACATAGGACGGAGTCGTACGATTTCCCTGATCATTTGCGATAATCTCAACGCGGTCATTTTGCCAGATGCCAACGCATGAATACGTGGTTCCGAGGTCAATTCCGATGGCAGGTCCTGAGGGCATAGTCTTAGGGGTCGTCATTTCTAAAGTGATGTAGTGGAAGGGTTTTAGACCATTTCTGCCTTAAAAAAATTGTAAATGTGCTTAAATGGGATTTCTACTGGGCAGCAACAGCTACAGGAGCAGGGTCAGCAACAGCTACAGGAGCAGGGTCAGCAACAGGGACAACAGGCACCACCACCTGTGAGCGCAGCATGGAGCTCACGTGCTCAGGAGCCAAATTATTCACATACTGAATCACCACGGGCATCTTCAGTGTCTGCTTATTTGCTCGCAGATCCTTGAGATACAGCCCGTGGAGATGATAGACAGGCGTACGCAGCGCAACCGGTACATCCATGAAGACCTTGCTGTGCTCCTTGTGAACTGCGCAGTATTCGGCGTAAATCATCGCCGTCAGGTCACGGAGACACTTCTCCAGTTCCCAAAACCGCGTCCGCTCCTCAGACCAGGTAGTGAGATACGTATTAATCATGTTCTCACGACGCAGCCGAGCAAAGCGATCCTCAATACGCGCCTCAGGGCCACGGAGGTTGCGTAGAATCTTGTACGAAACTGAGCGAAGACGCCAGCGCTGACCATTGTGTCCCCGGAATACGATTCCCTGCCACTTCGAGTCCTGAGTCTGTGTCATCTTATTCATGCGATCCATCGGCATCTCGGCAGGGCCCAGTGGATCATACTGCTTCACTGCCAGACTCCTAATCTCTGGGTCAAAGTTCGACGGGTCATCCAGAATCTGTACTGAGCCATCCTCGCCAACTGATCCAAGGTGAATCAGCAGTAGATTCGGCGCCTCATGCCACTGTACAATGCGATGCGCAGGATGCTGAAGCACAAAGGATGCGAATCCCTTGCCACTGATCACCGACGGAGCCATACCCTTCGCAGTCAGAGCATCCTGAATCATCTCTGCAAAGGTCTTTCCACCATAAAAGCCACTATTTGCATCCAAAGACGTGCGCGTCGTCCAGCGTACCTTTCCAGCCGTTTCATCCCAGAAACAGTTCACCATCACACCCTCCGCAAACTCCTCTACACTGACAATGCGGTCATGAGGAATATCACCCGAGACCGCCTTGCACGGTGCAACAGACACCGGCCGATTTGTCTGAGTGTCCCAGACAACTGAACGCATCCAGGGAACCCACTCCTTATTCAAGATATCCGATGTACCCTTCACATAGCGTAGAATTGCATAGCGCTCACCCTCCTTCTGAACAACACGAAGTGCACCACCCGCCTCACTCTGAAGAAAGGCCGACAGAGAAGCCCAGTCGCCGTACTTTGATACGAGATTTGCAAAGATACTGTGAGTATAAACCATTATGAATTTGTATATATTTACCTTCAAATGCGCAGCGCCAGCAAATCAAATTTTTTCCACCTTGACTTCAGTAGAGCGGTGGCATGGCAGAACCACTCAAACCAGATGAAGAAGCACCTGTTCAAGATGATAGTGTTCAAATATTATCTCAAGCCTCCGAAGAAGAACCCCTTAAACGTAGCGCTCTTATTGAACTTGGAGACTATCTGAAAGTCCATACGAATCTAGTTCAGCAAGGTGAAGCAGCAGTTGCAGGTGAGGGGTATGTTTATTACAGAGACACCAATTTCATAAAATATCTTAAAGGCGATACGGTTGTTACACTTCCACTTGATGAATCTGGAAGCATTAAAGAGGAACTTGGTATTGACCGTATCCAATTTAAGAAGGCGGACTGGCGAGCCAAGGAGGATGAGTTTGAATTAACCGAAGAGGATAGTTTCTTGAAAATCTTTGATTTCAAGGATGGTGACTTAATCCAGGCGTTCAAGGATGGAAAAGCTGGTCCTACGTATCGTTTCACTTCAGTAAACTATGGTGACGACATTGGTATACTTGAGCAGGTAGATTCCTACGGACAAGCACTCGAGCAGCCGCGCGAAGTCAACTTTAATTTTACAGGGATTCCTATCGCCGATGGATTCGATTATGACGTGATTAAGAAGGTGCAATTGGAGCAGGCCGATGAACTTGAAAGAGGCCAAGGCGAACCTGCACCCGCAAAGGAATCCCGTGAAGCCTCTGCAGAAAACTTTGAAGAGGTTGCCGAACCACTGATCAAACATCTAGGGGAAATTCCTCCACCTAAAATTAATAAAGTTCTCGTAGAACTTGAAGAGCGTGAAATTGTCTATGAGAGCGATGACCAGCGTCAAGAGATGATGCGTGATCTTCTCAGTCTTGAGACACCTGAGCGCCAGAAACGCGATGCAGTACTCGTGGACCTGCACCGATTTGTTGAACTTCTTCTTAATATGCGCGATGAAGTCGTCAAATATGATAGTCTGGGTAAGCCCGATAAAGAACCAAAGGAGACATCTGCAACTTTCTTATCAGATCTTCTACATTCACCTCTGGTAAAACCAGTCATCGATGCCATTAAGAATTTCTATGTAGATCTTGATGAATCAGGTCGTGATGAGTTAATGGAATACAAAAAACTCTCTACAGTGGTCGAACCGAAATTTAAGACACTCGGTGAAATACAAAAATATAAGTTTCCTACAAGTGATTATAATTACGTAACAGAATGGCAAGACTATGTAAATCGTTTTATGCGCTCGTGGTATTCAACCTCCAAGAATCAGATCTCCTTCAAGCGCGACTCTGAGTTCTTTCGCCTCTGCTCTCCTGAAGTTGATTTTGAGGCCGATGAAGTGACTGGATGCGGGCAATGCGATGTTGATATTCCTGGATTTGAGCGCGGCTTACCACGTTTTAAGAAAGGAGCGGAAGATAAAAATATACCACTTTCAATCGAGAAACTCAGTGTCCTTTCAATGAGTATTGGTCGTGGTCTCGCCGCACTTATGGGCCGCCCAACCACCCGTGATCTTGAACCAATTCTCAATGCAGAGACTGCAGGAATACATCATTATATTCTCTTCCCCTATAGTGTTGCCAACTCTCTCGGGCCTGTTCGCTCTGGCCGACTTTTAACAGACTCACTTCGTTCGCAGATGATTGCAAAGTCAATCCGCGATATTCTCATTGAAAAAGATGGTGTTCAGGTTGTACCCACTGCGGATACAATTATTGCGATTGCCAAGAAAGATACATGCGAAAATATCCAAATTGATGCATATCTGAAGAGCCTTCCAGTCTGGAATGTCCGAGAATTTGCCGATTTTGAAGATTCCATGGTGGCGCTTGGTCTCAATAAATACGAATTAAATGAAGATCAACTGGACACACTTAAAACACTTCTTACGGAATCAATTGCTCTTCATAATGAACAGGTGCGTACACTTGCAACAGAGGCGCGTATTCAGGATCGGCCGCCTATTATTAATCGCTCCTTTGAAACGGATCAAGAGTCTACAGCAAAACTTATGGACCTCTTCAAGACAGTAATACAAGGATCTTCGATCAATAACTTTTCCCGCCTTCCTGCAAAATATCGTCAAATTGATTTTGTACGGCTAAATTATCTTGTACAGAATCACCAAGATTTAATTGATGCAATTCTCGGTGGAAATGACATCTCCATTACACGCGAATCCAATCGTTATGTTCGCAATGAATTCCAAGTCTATCAGAATGAATTTATCCTTGAGACACTCAGAGAGAAAACAAAAGGTAAGCCGCCTCAGCCGAATCCCTGCCCACATGTGAATGAACTTGAGAAAATTCGGCGTGTTCGTGATAAATCTGAACGCATGAAGCTACTCTATGGATTTATTCTGAAAAACAAGGGCCAAGAGCAGCGGGATTTTCCGAAGACAAAGCAGCACCGCTGCCGCCGCTGTAAGAAAACCCTCATTTGCGACCACGAATATAAACTCCTCTATGAATTTCTCCACCCTCAAGATTCTCGCCTCCTGCACAAGGAGATTCTCTTGAATTATATGGGTGGCCAGTTTAATGGACAATTTATCTGCCGTTATTGCGGACAGTCTATTCAATCTATCGAATATGACACAAGTATGGAGTTTGACGATAATGGCCGACCAATGATGGGGCGCGCCGTTCTTAAAGATGGTCAGGATCCTGTAACAGCACTCTTTGACAAGAGCATAAATCTTGCACTTGGTACTGCAAATGATACGGAGGAATTTGACATGGAAACAGAGGATACATCGTACAAAAAGTTTAAGACAGGTCAACTGATCGGCCTTGAAGATAATCTGACAGCGGTCGCTGTCGGCAAGAAAATCTATGAATGTGCGCGCAGAATTTATAGCGCCCTTGGTGTAAATCCGCCAAGAGCCACATATGAGACCGTTGTAAAAACGGTGAATAGCTTTATTCTACAGATGCCGAATCGCGAAGCCTATACACGAGGGCGCCTAGCACGTGAAGAAAAGGGTGAAGAGGATCCTTGTGCAGGTGGTCTTGCCAAAGATAGAAGTGCAGGTGTTGCTAAAGTTGACTATTATGTCTACTTGAATCGTCGTATTATTCTCTACACGGCTGCGTTTATCTTTGTTGATATACAAACCCATCGCCCCAGTTATCTTATCCAGTATACTGAAAAGACCTCCTTTGAAGGATATCCTTTCCTCGAAAGTACAGATGAGTCTAATCTCGATGGCGTGAAGTATTTAGCCTATGTTCTGGGTGGAATTATCACCGATGAGGAACCCTGGAGTCTAACACAGTGGCACTTTATTGAATATCTTCCCAAGCGCCGTGAATATATTGAGCGTTGTCTTTTATCGCTCTTTGGTGAGATGCGCAATACAGCTCTTGTAAAGACAATGATACAAGATAAGGAGGCATTCCTTGAGTCAAATGGTGGTCGCAGAATTGGTGATGTAGAAGAGACACTGCCAGGTTATTTTCTACCTGAACAGATTGGCGGTGGTGACAAGGTCAAGGCTGCGGCAGGTGCAGCGGATGCCGGCAGTGCCAAAGCACTTATTCGCCAAATTCACCAGGAGGCAGCCACACATAATATATTTAAAAAGTCACCTTTTAGTGAAACGACCTGCTGTCTAGCAAATATTCGCGAGGAGACCTATTGGCAGGCTAAGAAGATAGTCGGCACAGGCACCAAGCCCCCAGTTGGGCCGCGTGGATCTCGTTTTGCCTTCCCTTATGTTCCACGAGCCTCGCAGTCCATCAATCCTGAAGTACCACCCACGCTCTATCCTCGTGTATTCCTAAAAGTCTGTTTTCGTGGAGAGCGTACAGGTCTTCCCCATGAGCCAGGGTTGACAGGCAAATGCCCCCATTGTGAATTTACATTTCCTGCCTTGCCAGAGGATCAGGCACTTCCTGATCCTCCAATCAAGGCAAAGGATTATGAAGCATGGATACTCAAACGGGATGAGGCAATTACTTCAACGCTTGTAAAGGCGGTCACAGCGACTCTTAGAATTAATGGCGATATAAGTAAAGAACTTTTCCAAGGCCTTCTTGACACTACTCACAGACATTATGAAGTTGATTTTGAAGTACCTGTGAAGCCTTCGCTTGAGCAGACACGCACACGTTTCTTCCGTAAACTTTCCGCACTCAATCTCTATAGTTCATGGGTCAAGGAGATTTCTGAAGTGATTGCAAACTTTAAAGAACTGCCGCCGAATCCTACATCGGATGCGCAGACGGATACACTTAAGCCACTTGAGAAGACACGTGCAATGTATCGTGCAGCAGTCACGGCGCGTATTTCTGAGGACTATCGCAAAGCAGTCGATGAGATGTGCAAATTATCATCAGTTGAACTTAAGACGCAGTTATACACATATTTTATTGTCCCTATCAACCGTGGTCTGAAAGATACGAAAGCCTTTCAACTCTCTTTTATTCTGAAGGATTATCAACCCATGAGTGAGCAACACATGCAGCAAGTGAAAACTGAGATTCTTCAGCCGCATTTTGATTATTCAATCAGTAAGCCAAAAGAGATGAAGTTTGAAGAACTTTTCAAGAAAGAGAATACAGATTTGGTTGCTCGCGCTAAACTCTTTGTCAAACAACTTGAGGCCATTTCATCTTTACTTTCAGATTTTCATCTCTCTGGACTTGGTCTCACAAATGAGTATTTTAGAGTTGCTCTTAATCGTATCATGGTGCTCTCCGCAATAGGGAATTACGTGAGCTTACAAGGCGGTGCCGCACAAGGCAATGTAACGGAGTCGATTGTAGCACTGCAAACCTGTATCCGAAGATACAGCCAGGAAGCCTTAAAATATACGGATGAGCAAGTTCGTGATGGCATTGCAGCACGTGATGAAATCGAGAGACAGTCATATCTGAAGAAACTTTCAAAACTGAATCCAGATGAAAAGCGTGTAGAGATGACAAAGAAACGTCTTGGACTCGGAGAATGGGCAGTTGGCGGCACAAAACTTATTTACAAATATGATAAAGATTTCTATGACCTTGAGCGCGAAAAGGATGAGGCTGCTGGTATTGACAATTGGCGCAATACCGAAGGTGAGAAGTTTGGAAGTGGCGGTGAAGGTGATGAATGGAATCCTCAAGGTGAGGCCTTAGATGATGCAGCAGGCGACTATGGCTATGCACAAGAGACATCGGACGATTATTAAAATAGCCTACCTAGGATAGAATGAGGATCCTGTTATTCAGTGGACTCCTGTATTTAATTGGAATCGGTATTGTCTTGGCGATAAAACCGAGTCTAATGTTCACATCCGATGGAGGATGGAAAGAGTTTGGGATTGGCCGTAATCCTGAACTCTTTACATGGTTCCCCTTTTGGCTTTTTACAATTCTCTGGGCAATCGTCTCTTTTTTCCTTGTTCAACTCGTTGCAAGTTTAGGATTTTTACCCGGAACTGAATGGACGCAGATTGAAACTGTGGAGCCTGTCAAGCCAATCTCCCGAGCCAAGCGCAATAGTCCATTAGAAGTGGCTAAAAAGGCCAACAATGATCTGAAGCCTGGATATTATATGCTAAATACTGAGAGTACCACAGTTGATGGAGTTCCTAAATATATCTACATTGGTGCCGCCCCCGCTGCTGATTAGCAGACTTGTACAAAACCCGATGCAATTACCTGGGCATAGATTCCCGCCCAGAAGATATAGAATCCTCCACTAATCGCCTTCTTGTAGGTTGTACTCAGTGTTAGAGGAAGTACTGTGAGTACTGGTGACTCCAATGCAGGTATGAGCCAAAGAAGAAATAAGACTAGAGCCGTGAGTGCCGGACCAAACAAACTGTCTAATGCAATTTGAGAACCATTGAGTTTTGAACAGGCTAAATACTGAATGAGTGCATTGAGTAGTAGCCCAATTACAAAGGAGACCCATGGAATTGTGATTAGTAGCAGCCAGAGTGGAGGAAAGTAGCCACCAGGATAGACAGCATAGATAATTACCATACAAAATAATAAGAGGACACCATGGGTTAAACTAAAAACAAATCGAAGAGTGCTATCGAGCGCTTTTGATTTGGGTTTAGAGGCGTCCATTCTGGTGTTCCGTTAAAAAAAAAGTACTTCGTAGAAACACAGATGCCGCCCAAAGGAAAAAGGCAGAGAAAGGTGGTAGAACCTTCAAACCTACAGAGTTTCTTTGCAGGTAGGCGCATACGCCCCGATCTATTCACATTTGACGCAACTGGAAATGCAATTTTTAAACCGAGCCTCGATGCACAACCGACAAAAGTCTTTCCTTTACAGAAATATGGTGCCGCAACGGCCGAAGAAATTGAAGATCTCTATACTGAACGCCAAGAACTACTTGATGGAATTGTCACGGAACTTGAGGAGGCAAAGGAGGCCCTGCGAGAATCACTCAAACAATATAAGGAGACCGGAAGCGGTGTCAGTGTCACAGATATAATCGAAGCAAATCGTAAAGTTCAGGCAAGACAAAAGGATATAACCTCCATTATGTCTCCTATGCTTGGAATGGCAGCATATTACAGCCTTGAAATTCGCGATGTACTTCTTGAAAATCAGTATGAAAAGCGGAAAGTGCAGCAAACTGTTGATGTGCTCAAAGGTCATTCAATTCTTTCTCATTCTGCACTCCTCGTACCTATGTCCGCTGAAGCTGAAGTGCTCGGAGAAGAAACGCAGGAATATGCAATTATTTTTGATGATCCAACCATAGCGAATCCAAAGGAATTTCCACTTCTTGGACTCTACAGACCAAAACCGCTCTCAGTACTCGGCGCCAATAAAAAGAAGAATGTCTATAATGGTCTTTTACAAGCAATTCTTATCGAGACAATGAAAGCGAATACTGTAAAATTTACGCCTGATCAGATTAACCAAGTGATTCAAGCGGGCACACCTGGTGCGGTTCGCCGTGTTGCAGAGGCGTTTAATTTCACTGTAGGTGATTTTAAAGATGAAATTTTTGCAAAAGTAATTGACGCGGCAATTGATGAATGGAGTGATGAGGTGAACTTTATGGATGCTCTTGAAGAAACAGCTGATAAGACCATTGTCTACGTTGCACCCGTGCAGAAAACGGCAACTAATAAACTGCTCAGCCTCTTTGGAACAGGTCTTCTGCCTGGTAAGACATCTATCAATGAAAAGGGTGAGATTGTCGCAACAGAAGCAAACCAAGAGAACCCTACAAAGTGGAAGGGTCTCAACCGTTGGGGCATTGCGCTTCAAGCGGCACGGGCTCGGTCTCGCGATCTTGCATCAGGTGAAGGTGAGCGCCAAGCTAAAGATTTATCTAAAGTCGACGTGGATCTTGCGGCAAAGACTCAGCAACAGCAGGAAGCGGCTCGTAAGGGAGCTATTATTGCTGCTAAACGTGGCGGTGCTTACTGAAGTGGATAATCTTTCAGAGTCCCTTCATTCGAGTCGCAGTTTACTTCACTCATTGAATATGTGTAACACGCCTTATTATTATCACGATATACGAGTTGCTCAACTGTCTTCGGATGAGGATATTTGTAGACAATATCCTTCGGTGGCCTGAAAAAGAGTAGGAGTAGACCCCCTACTGCAAGTCCAAGTAGAAACGGTTTGATTTCAAAGTAGTCAAACATACTTCTATTGTAGCGGTAGAGGATGTTCAAGTTCTTTGAAACACCACAGTTTCATTTCTTTTTCAGTTTCATCATCGGAGTTGCGATTATGTCACTCTTTCGCCCCCTTTGCAAGGGCTCCGAATGTCAGATTGTCAAGGCTCCGCCGGTCCATGAAGTTGAGAAGACAACCTACAAAATTGGATCTAAATGCTTCCAGTTTAAGACTCATACTGCCGAATGTCCGAGTCAAGGTGTGATCGAGGCGTTTCAAGTTGGATACAAGTGAGTTGCGCTGGAAATTGAATCTGTTTTTTTTAAGCTGTAAATAAATGTCAAGTGCGGGGACTCTTTTGTCCGACCTAGACTCACGCTCGTCGTCAAACGATAGTGACCTTGTCGAGAAGATTCTGGCCGATATGAATGGAGGTGGCAGCGGCAGCGGGAACTCAGTTCAAATGCCTGCTCGTGGTATGGCACCGCCACCCCCTCCTCTTCCAATGCAAGCACCTCCGGGCGCTCCGCAAGGAAACACTACATTTCCGATGGCAGCTGATCCAATGACAGCACAGGCACATGTAATTGGACGTGAGCATCCCACGCCCGGTGATTTTGCCGCGGCAATGCACGGTGTTCCCCGTACTGCTGAAGGTGATTCATGGTCTGGCGGTGCTCCTTCGCGCAACACGGAATATGACGAGCCGAAGAAGAACTGGTATGCCCGTATTCTCGATGATGCAAAGATTCCTCTTGTTGTAGCGATGCTCTTCTTTATTTTCAGTCTACCGGCAATCAATGTTGTCATTTCGCAGTACCTGCCCTCACTTATCCAGAGCACAGGTCAGCTCAGTACACTCGGTATGGCTGCGAAGTCTCTTATTGTAGGAGCATCGTTTTGGTTTCTTTTACGTATTGTAGCACCACTTCTAAAGTCGTAATAGAATGAAGATGAAGACTGATAAAATCTCTCTAGGTATCCTTGCTCTATATGCCGTCTATGGAATCTTTGCAATTCCGTTTGTCTATTTTATGCTCTCCCTTGCGGTGGGATTAATTGTCTACAGCACTTCTGATTCAATTGAATACACGGTGGTTGCTGTTCTTCTGACGGGTGTTCTTACGGTGCTCATATCACAGGCTCGTCGCCCTGAAGGATTTGTAGACGGTGGCGCTATGATCTCCAAGCGCGTGGCGAGTATTCGTCGCCCGCAGGCGAAGGCGCCGATTGGAGTCTATGCGAGTGGATTCGTGGAGGGCTTCTCTGACCTGAGCGATAATCCTGTGCCCACGGAGATGAAGCCTGAGGCTGCTACTGCGCCTGCATCTGCAACAGCGCCCACAGCCAATGCAGTTGCCAAGACAGTTGCTGCTGCCACGGCTGCCACTGCGCCGTCTACGAGCGCAACAACCTCCTCGAGCAGCCAGCCGGCTGCTGTTACGAAGTCTGGATTCAAGGATGCAAATTCACCCAGCACAGAGGGTCTCTTCAAGCTCGGCTCCATTCCGCAGGATACGAAGGGTGGGTTTCACATTGACCAGGGAACTACTGTGCTGAATGCACTCAATGCCCTACAGCCTGACCAGGTGAAGAAGATGTCAGAGGACACGCAGAAACTCATTGATACGCAAAAATCGCTCATGATGATGCTCGGCACCATGAAGCCGATGCTTTCAGATGGAAAGCAACTCATTGATACGTTCCAGACAATGTTTGGACCTGGGGCCTCTGGTGCCACCGGCGCCCCTGGTGCACCTGCTCCAGTCTAAGTGCGTAAGTTTTAAAAATACTCTATAAAGATATTTATATCTTTATAAAGTAGGAAAATGAACAACCGTCGTAATAACACAGCGCCTCGTGGTAATGGACCAAATAGCCCTATGGCTACTGTTGTTCCGCCAACAGAAGAGCAATCTCTAAATGCTTTTTTTGAAGCAAGGCAAAACGCGAATGCAAATTTAGTAAACATGAAGCCAAAGGAAGCATATATCCCTGGTCTCGCTGGCTTATTTGCTAAGAATCCTCTTAAAAGACAAATGGGTCAAAGAAATTTAATTTTTGGCAATGCCATGGCAAATTTACGGCAGAGACAAGCTGCAAACGCTGCAAAACCTGCATGGAAGAGGATGCTTGGAATGGGTTTAAAAAACAAGAGCCGTAGGAATCGCAAGAACAAGAGCCGCAAGAATCGCACCCGTCGTTCTTAAAACGCGCTCAATTGGTAGATAGTCATGAAGGCTTCACGGTGTCCTCCCGGTGTATTTTGTTTTACACCAGAAGTATTCCTCTTCATTATATTTGTTTTAGTCGGTTGTCTAGGAGCACTTGTCTACATGAATAGCACACAGCAACAGCAGGCGCCGCCGACCTATGTTCACAGACCGCGTATTCCTGAGCCGGCACCTACAGTCGTTGTCAATGCGGGTGGCGATGATCGCTATACCCGTGCACCTGAACCCCTTCGATTCTGGAATGCCCCTGCTCAGATGCCTGTCCGTGGTGCCCTCTTTGGTGTTCCCACACAGGGCCTTCCTGAGCAATATCAGTCGTACGGATTTATTACGACATCAGATGGCCAGACACTGCCCCTCTATGGCCGCCGCACAGCCGGTCGCTCCGACCGTTACAATTACTACACGCGAACGGATAGTTACAATCCAATTCCCATCCCGATTCGCTACAAGGGACGCGATTGCCAGGATTCAATCGGCTGTGATGAACTCTTTAATGGTGAACATGTTCGTACTGTAAATGGCAACGACGGAAAGGTGAATATCTACCAGTACGATGGACCCATGTATATTCCTGGTGTTCTCTAAAATCCCTGTATGCGATAGATGGCAGGGATAAACACAGAGCCGATTGATATTTCAAAATACAAATGTGTTCCACTTGATTTACTCAAAAATGTAAATGATAGTAATCAAGTACAGTTTCAGGCGGCTGGCTCCTCGGTACCTCTTAAAAATTTTAAAGAAGAGGCACAGACACAACAGGCCGCCGCCGCTCCAAAGAAAGACGCAGTAAGCATGAAAGCAATGGAGGATACTTTTGTCTCCATTGTTGTTATTGCTTTATTGCTTATACTCGGAGTCATGTTCTTCAATCTTGTCTTAAATTTCAGAAAGTTCGGATTTGCGGCCTTTTCACTTCCAGAAGCCGTGCGTGGACTTCCCGTAATTGCCATCTGTTCGGCACTATTCTTCGCAATAGGTTTCCTCCTCGGTATTGTGGCCCGTGGCGGATAGACAAAGAAAGAGTCTAACTAGCAGAGAGAGAGGGATGAAGATCACAATTCCTTTACAAAGTCTACTGTTTTGCCTTGTTCTCCTCGGCATTTCCGTTGTGCTCGGATCTTATTTTATGATTGAACAGTCAAAAAAAGAGGAGCCTTTTATTGATGTAACGGCTGGTAATGCTGATATTCAACTCCAAGCATGTCCTCCCGGGACTGAAGCTCTGAATAATATGACACAAGGCACCGTATCGTGCTGTGATGGAACCGTTGTAGATGGACAGTGCAATGGAACGACTGTCTGCAGTCTTTCAATCGATACACCTACACTACCGAGTTGTGTAACCTTATTACGACAGAAGTTTGCATCAAAGGCTGCACAATTCTGTCCGAAGTCAATTCCGAATTATTTTGAAAATATCAAGGTTCAGCCTAATGTTCAAGGCTGCACGGCGGCCGCTCGTCTACCCGATGGAACTGCACCCGCTGTAAGTACAACACCTATTCCCCAGTGCACAATCTATCAAAATCAACAAGATAACAACAATAAGGTGAATAGTTGTCAAAATATAAAAGCTGCTGACAACTATACATGCCCTCAAGGTGGGAGACCGCAAATTGTAAGTTTAGTTCCAAATCTTCCTGTCACATTGCAGTGCACGCTTTCACCTGGAAATGGTAATATGTTACAACAGTGTTTTGAAGATACGACATGGCTCCAACTTCTAAAGGCATACTTCAATGGCGAACAGTATTTAAATCAAATTAATTCAAATACAAGTTTACGTCTTCAATTCTGTAGTGTTGCCAAGAAATACTATCTCGATAAATCACTTACAGATGAGCAATTGAAGAAGTATACGTGGGATGGTACGCACTGGGTTCAGGGCACTGCAGTACCCGCAACAACACAGAGAGATCAAACAAAATAATTATCTACGGGTCCGACCCTGTTGATACATCACAACAGTTTGTATATGACTTGATTGTAGCTCTTGTGGTTGAAGTCGGCGCCTCGCAATTTCATTTCGTTTTAGCCGTTGCACACGAAGTTGTCTTCGCTGATATACATAATATCCGAAGCCAGCCACGCAAATTGCTCCAATGCCTCCAAAAATTCCTCCTAAAATCTGGGCTAGTGCGCTCATGGATGCTGCCTGTGCTTGTGCAGCCACGGCGGCTAAGTCAATACTCGCTGCAGGAGTTTTACTAGGGGACGCTGTAAAGGATGCACTTGATGTGATACTCAATGTAGGTGTGACGCTTGCTGTTACAGTTGTGCTAGGTGTATCTGTAGAGCTAGGAGTTGCTGTACTTGAGGGTGTATTCGAAGCCGTTGAACCGGTTGAGAGAGAGGGAGTTGGAGTGGGCGTTGATGTGGGTGTTGCGGTTCCACTTGGACTCGGCGACGCTGCCGCTACAAGTGAAAAAGTTGTTGGTGAAGTGAGTGTATAGGGAGCTACACCAATACCTGGGCTCTGTACACTTATATACGCAGCAAAGTTATTTCCAAATCCAGGAATAGTCTGTCCACGAGGACATGGATAGTTTACAGTCATATTTGTCTGTGCTTCAAGAGCTGTAATCGGTGTACCTACAGTTGTACCTCCACCACCACCACCCCCCGTTGAACGCAGAGTTACAGATACTATGCCTACGCCCGCCTCACCAATTCCCTGCCAAGACACTGTTAGATTACGACCATCACAGATTACACTTGCTCCTGTAGTCATTAGGGTGAGATTATTGTAGAGTATTAGATTGGCTATCTTACTCTGAATCACTGCAAATACGGGACTTGATGCATTCACTTGAGGACTTGAGCCTGTCTGAAAAATCACCGGTGCACCGCTTGTAACACTTGTACCTGAATCGCTAATTCTCACTTGATAGAATTCTGTTGCACTTGGAATTCCTAAGGTTGGACTCAGTGTTCGCGTAAGAAAAGTAATCGTTAGATTTTCATCCGGTAGAATATTCTGAGTTGTCCAATTCATAGAGAGCGTCTGTCCAGTGTAGAAAGTTCGATTTCCCTGGGTCGCATCAAGCGAGGTCGATGGAGCCAGATATAAATTCGTGAATCCTGCGATCGCGCAAGAGTCCACCATGCCAAATCCTGTCTGATTGGTTCCACAAACTGCCGCAGTCTGGTCAGTTAGACACCATTTTGAAGTGCTACCAGTCCAATCTAACTTATACGAACATCCAGTGGATATAGATGTATTTACCCAAGGGGTCGAAATCGTATTCTTTTTTAAGGCACAGTAACAACCCGTGTCACTAACAATAGTTGATACTGTGAGAAATGGGAGAAATGGGAGAAAAAAAGCAATTAGTGCCTTCATTTAGTTAGGACTCCGTTTTAAATCTTTAATCGTTTCGCGGGGCGAGACCGTGGTCCTCATAGAACGCATTAATACGGCTATTGGGAAACAGCTGAGACTGAATTACTTCTTTGTGATCCTCTGACTGCCCGTGCTCCACTTCTGTCCACGATTCCACATCCTCCATGGGGCCATGGCCAACCCATGACGGATCCTTTACCTGTCCATCAACCGGTGCAGGCGCATCATGCGGTGCCATCTCTCCCAGGGTCGGTGCCGAACCACGGCTGACAATATAGTTCTTTGCCTGGAAAATCGAATAACGATTGCGCTCAACAAAGAGTGCTGCGACGGCAAGGAACGCAAGGATTCCCGTCATGCTTCCAAGGCGAATCGCATAGAGCAGAAATCCGAGAAGAACCAGGCGACCCACGAGTGAGTCGACAAAAGACCTCACAGGAGCCGAAGGAAAGAAGGCTGCCAGCAGAAAAATGAGTACACTTAGACCTGAAACGACTGACTGTTTGTTGACCATTCTAAACAAGCATGTGTAAATTTGACGATTGACTTCTCATAAACTAAATAGTACTAAATGGACCCTCAACAACTCGACCGAGTGATCACATGTCGGGGATATGCTGTAAAGAAAGCCAGTATTGAAACCAAAGAACTTGAAGAGATTCGAAAGGAACTCACGGTCGCTCCGATTGTCAATGATAAATTTGGAAAGGGTGGAGACTCCTTTCCCATTTTCTCCGAGTCGGCGAGTCGAATCTATATGCCGCGTGCATGGGCGATGCGGCGTTTTGGTGTTCCGCAGGCAAATATTGTATCGGAGGGTGAGGCTCTGCCGGTCCATGTCACCTTCGGTGGTAAACCATTCGACTATCAGATTAATATTATCAATAAATTCATCGATGCAGGAGCAAATGGACTGATTTGTGTACCCTGCGGGAAAGGTAAAACATTCATGGCACTTGCCATTGCTGCTCGCCTCGGTCGTAGATTCTGTATTGTCGTAGACAAGGAGTTCCTCTTAAATCAATGGAAAGGTGAAATTGAGACCTTCTTTCCTGGACTGACTGTGGGCATTTACCAAGGAGATAAGAAACAGACCGGCTCCGAAGTAGTGTATCAGAAGGAGGCAACAGCTACGGAGCTAAAAGAGCGCTGTCGTCTGGAAGGGCTCAAACTGGGTGGTTCCAAGGAGGAGCTTCTTAAGAGACTTCAAGCCGCAGGCATTGATATGACACCAAAGTCGCGTAGCATTACTTATGATGTCACAATCTGTATGATTCAGACCATTGTACAGCGAGATGTATCAAATGAGGCTTTTAGCGGATACGGATTTACAATCTTTGATGAGTGTCATCATCTCGGTGCGGCGCATTTCAGCCGGGTGCTTGCAAAGATTCAGACTCGTTGGATGCTTGGACTCTCTGCCACACCTACACGCGACGATGGTCTGACTAAAGTCTTCGAATGGTATTTGGGTGAACCCGTGTATTGGGAGAAGATTCGTGAAGCCGATGAAACGGTGGCGGTCTATACAATTTCATGCGCCTATAATGACCCCGCCTACGCCGAGGAGCCGGTTGATTGGAAGGGTGATGTGGTTATGGCTCGTATGCTTGGAAAAGTTGTCGATTACATGCCAAGAACAGAACGCGTTGCGGAGCTTCTGAAAAAGTGGTTGGCGGAATCTGTGGAACGCCGTATTCTGATTCTGAGTGAACGCAAAGAGCATTTGCGTAGATTTGAAGAACTTCTGGAAGTGACAAAGGCTCCGATTGGATATTACATTGGTGGAATGACCGATGAAGCCCGAGAGGAATCGGCAACAAAATGTCGAGTGATTCTGGCCACCTATGCAATGGCATCTGAGGCTATGAATATTAAGACTCTAAATGCAGTCGCCTTAGTGAGCCCTCGTAAGAAGGTGGAGCAGAGTACTGGGCGTATTCTGAGGATTCGTCCTGAGCAAAGAAATCTAGAACATCGTATTCTGGATGTCATTGACCAACATTCAATGTATATGGGACAGTGGAGAAAGCGCCTAAGTTATTATAAACAGTGCGGCTATAAAGTGTTTCGTCTAGGCGAAGATGATACGGCAACTGTTATGGACACTGGACCTAAGAAGGCACTTGATCTCAGCGTCTGCCAGATGAGCGACTAGACTTGCGGCCCTTACGAGTCTTGCGTGCACGGCCACGGCGTCTGCGACTGCCACCCGTCTTCAAGCAGGCCGGGTTCATCATGCGTGCCTCATAGGGAATCTGGAGCTGAACCGGCGCACCTACAGAGTCAAGCCATGTGCTCGGCTTATTATCATAACCAGCCGTGGGCGCAACATACGCCTGACTTACAGCAGCCTGACCAAGAGGAGAGTATCCACCAGTTTGTCCAAAGGCCCGAGCAATGGACTCACCCAGGCCCGCTGAACTGACCGCACCAGGCGTCGGATTCGGAGCCGTGTGTGTCGGGTTCAGCGGATTCTGCAGATTCGCCTGGCAGCCAATTTTTACAACATCGGGGTATCCACCTGATGACAGAGCCGCGCCATTCGGAGTCGGCATTGAGGTCAGATCAAATCCGTAGCGACCACCTGCCTGTCTGTACTTACGACCCTTCGGGCGACGACGCCCACCCTTCATAGCCATGCCCGGAAGACCAATTGCAGGCGGGGCAGTAATGGCATAGCTCGGTGTCACAGCGTGACAGTTTCCAATAGAATTTACAGCGGCCGCATAGTTATTGACTGTCGGGAGGCCAGGCAGAATAGGACCACCAATGGAATATCCCGCACCTACATTTCCACCGACCTGTTTGCGTGAGCACCCGCGACGGCTGCGCTTTTTGTTTCTGCGTGTTCTGTCCACGGCCATTCTACTTAAGTCATCCTTTTTATTCGGTTACTGTCTCTAAAGGTTTTACAGCCGGCTTCGCCTGTCCAAACCGCACAGTTGGTGAACGCGGTGTAGCAGAACTGACTACAGCCTGAATACGGAAGCGTTCAAACTCTTGATTCCAGGCAACCTCAACATAAACCTTCTCCTTTGCAATCCGTTCGCGAATTGTACGACTCATAGCAAGTTCCTGTACAGCTGCACGACCTACACAGACATCTTCGGCGGACCATAGTTCATAGACATCAGGAAGGCCTGATACAGCGCGCAATTCACCTACAAGTGAGGACGCTACACCTCCAGCCGCCTTAATACGGAAGCGCCTGCGGTCAGGTAGTTCAGGGCAGAGATCAATGGCCGACCAACTCAATTCATTCGCAATCTCCTTAACATATTCAAGAGGCTTATAGTTTGCAATTCGAATTGTTAGACCACCTGCACACCGAGCATCGGGCATCCAGTGATGATCAAGAAACTGCTTGAGCAAGGCCCTGCGCTCCGTAAATGTTTTTGAGCCGTGAATTGACTGACCACTCCAAGCCAAAACATCTTCAAGCCAGAGAAATCCATCAGACTTATCGAGTGACACAGCAAAAATAGCCGTTTGTGCGTGCATTGTGCTGCTTAGACGCATTCGAACAATAAGTGATCTACGTAGGCTCTCGTGAACATAAATAGGCGTATGATTGGGACTGAAGACAAGAAATCCAGTCTCTACTGGATTCGTGTGAACAAGTGCATAAAAGACCCCCTTTGATAAGGGAATAAGTGCCTTATCACCTTGAAATGGCTGATAGATTCGTAGACCTTGTAGACAGTTGTTCACGAGTTTCTGAAGAGCCTCGTGAGCAGCTGGTTTGGGATGCTGATACTGAACCCCTTGTGCGGGGCGATAACTTGAGCGGATACTGGGGCTGGCGTCCATGATTCTATCTTTACTTTGTGTACTTTCTTAAGACCACTCTAAAACGCCGAAAAATTTGTGGGAACATCCGTATCATTGGCAAATACGCCGCCAGGAATGAATTCACCACCATTCTGTGCACCCTCAATTGAAAATTCTTGAACATTTGGTTGATTTGAGAGTATTCTCGACATTGCTCCACTTGCTGAGCCAACATCCGTAATTGTGGGTAGAGGAGCTGGTCCAAACATGCGCTCAGGAGCACGATTATCATCTCCAAAATTGCTCACCTGTTCACTTTGTGCATAGGGATCCCTTTCTACGGGGCCAGGTAGAACTACCGGAGTATCCTTAGAGTCAGGAGGTGCACGCATCGCGGGTGAATTCGGACCCGCAGAGGCCACCTGGCGCGGGGGAAGCGATTGAGTAGGTTGAACAATATCTTCTTCAAGTTCTGCAGGTGTGCTTGAAGCAAATGCCTCTCCATTTCTAAAATACGTTAGGTAGGCTACAAAAAGAATGACGGCTAGCGAAAGAACAAGAGCGATCTTCGCTTTCATCTGGCGCAAGATGGGAAAAAAGGTGTGGCCTGAACGTGGGAAGGGGCTAAACAAAAATCTTATAGTCTAAATAGAAATGTCAGCGTTAGTGGTTCCCCCTGTCGTTCAAAGTGCAGCAGTTAGTCAAGAATTTGGCATGTTACAGGCGCTCGCGTCACATTATCTTGCGGGAAAGACTCTAAGTGCGCCCGTCCTGATGTCGCTCGCTGCCGCCCTTTCTTCTGAGGTAAATACGGTGCAGACCCTTTCTGCCTCGGAAAAGAAGCAACTGGTGTGCGATATTGTAGTTCAAGCACTGCAGACTGCACTAACGGCGTCCAAGGTTGGCCTGGGATCACCGGCTGTTGCACTGGAGGAGGAGGTGGCCTTGACGTATGTTGCGAAGAATGTAATTCCCGCGTCGGTTGACCTACTGGTTGCGGCTGCGAATGGTCAACTGAATCTAAAGGCGGTTGCCAAGAAAGGTTGGCTTGATTGTATGTCGTATGTGCCGGTTGTTGAGAAGAAGCTCCGCGGCCCCGCATGGGACGTTGCTGAGAAGTTTGTGAAGACCGCGGAGGCTTCTGTTGCTGCGGGTGCTTCTGTGAAGGATGTTGTTGCTGCTGGTGTTGCCGCTGCGGAGGTTGCGGCAGTAGCTGATGTAAAGGTGGTTGTTGCGGAGGCTGCTGTACCAACACCTGTTGAAGCTGCTGCGCCTGCGCCTGCGCCTGCACCTGCTCTTGCCACGACCACCCCTTCATCATAAGAAGACCATTTACCACTGTATAGTTAAACTCTTCCACACCAAATGATTCCCGAGGAAGTCGTGGTACGGCATGAGGAATTAACCATTCCTCCCAAGCCGTTTCTGAAAGTTTTCTCCTTTTAACTACATCATAACTAGTCCATGAATTGTCTAGAATTTCTGCAATCCATGAACCAGCATCGTAGCGTAGCCCCTTTAAAGGGAGCGCAGCCGTGAACACCGCAGATTTCCAACTGCGTACAATCATCCTATAGTAAATTTGATTTCGCTATTTAAGCGCTCTTCGATACAAAAAGAGAGAGATGTCAATAACTACTTCAATCCTACTTCTTACAAGTACGGGTGATATGAAAAGTGGAAAACTCACAATCAAAAGTGAAGCCACCGGTTGCCAACTCTCAGATATTCAGACTTATTTGAAGAAGAAGAAGGTTCCTACACAGATTGGCACTTATCCATGGAAGTCGAATACACTCTTTCTCTTCGGATACACGGATGGAAAGGCCGGTACTGAAAATAAGCATGAACTTCCTCCTCCCCATGATACTCAACTTATCTTTGGTGATATTGTTGTGATGATGTCAAAGGATAAGCGCTCCTTCGCTAAGCCGTTGCCCATCAAGCAGGATGATTATGAAACATTCTATACGCAAGTCTTTGAGGGGTTTGAATCACTTGATGAAGAGGAAGCCGAGATTGAAGCTGAAGAAGAGGTAATTCAGGATGAACTTACGGATGAAGCTCATGTAGATGATGCATCTATTGTAGATGATGCCGAGGATGACTATGAGGAGGATGGTGAAGAAGATGCAGAAGGCGTCGAAGGTGCTGAAGGCGCAGAAGATGCGCCCACAGTTGATGTAGAGGAGGCGGTTGCCGTGGCACCAACTCCAAAGCCGAAGCGAGCTAAGGCAACTAAGGCGAGCATTACACGCAATCGAGAGTTACAGCTGTCACTTCTATCACAGGGTGTCGAACTTACAGAAGCAGATGTGGCTACAATGACGCCGCATAGGACACAAATTGTTAAGGCAATTACTAATTCTATGGGCACTCTACTTTCTGAAGAAGAAGTTGCCAATTTAGAAGTTGCAATTTTCCTCTCGACTCTTCATACAGCCGAAAAACGTCATATCTCCAAGGTGTGGACCTATCCACTCTTTACTCAACTCTATTCTTCCGTGGCCCGCACAATTGTTGGAAATCTGAATCCAAATACGTATATTCAGAATAAGAATCTCTTCAAGCGCTTTGAAGAAGGGGAACTCAGCCTCGAAGAGATTGCAGGGTTTGGTCACACAGACTTGTATCCTGAAATCTGGAAGGATTCCCTTATCCGTCAGTTTGAGCGCGAGAAGCGTCAGCTAGAAGGTAATCGTGCGATGGCAACTGATCAGTTCCTTTGCAAGGGCTGTAAGAAGCGTGAGTGTACCTATTATGAACTACAGACGCGCTCTGCGGATGAACCGATGACTATCTTTATTCAATGCCTAAACTGCGGAAAGAGGTGGAGGCAATAATTCCGGTTCCATACAAATGACAACTCCACTTGATACAGTTCAGTCTGTAAATACTGCACCAGCAGGACAAAATACAAATCCCTATAGTCAGCATCTTAAGTCTGTAAAACTTATGAATGGTGAGGAGGTCCCTTTTCTAAAAGATCTCTGGTCCTTTTTCAGTTCAAAGGGTGTAAAGACAAATTTTTTTAGTGTAAATCCTGATGCATCGTTTATGCTTGATCTTGATATTTGCGAAAGCCTCGGATGCCCTGTGCGTATTTTAACAAATAGCAATGATATTGAAACGAAGTGGTCAATCATCGCGGCTACTCTAAAGGCGCGTGCAATTGCGCCTGAGAATGCGAGCCTTGCTTGGCTCGACGGTATTCAAAAACGTTGGATTTTACCTCGTAATCTCGTTGTAAAACGCACACCAATCGAGTGGTCAACTCTTACTACCGAAGCTGCGAGTCTTGAAGGAAACCGAGTTGACATGCTAAAGATTGAGGCTTCACAAGATGAGGAACGTGTACTTCTCTACAGTCTCATGGACAGTGGTTTTCGCCCTGGTGTTCTACTTGTGCGGTATACCTATGATCCTGATGAAAATGTTCCGAGTATGCTTGTTGCAGGTCATCTTCAAATGATAGGATATCGCCTTGTAGAATGTACTCGTTCGTGGTTTCTCTATATTTATGAAGATATGTGCTTCTATGATTCTTGCTCATGGCGTACAACGACCTGTAATAACCCTCTATCTAAATATATTGCTGGAATGGGCTTTGTAAGTGGAATGAAGCATGTTCAGGCCAGTTCTGTAGTAAGTACAGTATCTTCTACCGAATAAAAAAATAGCAAAAGATAGATGGAGGTGGCAAGCCCCTCGGTTCTTATGGAACAGAGACTTTTAAAAATTCAAATTCAAAAGAGTTTGCGCGGACGCCGTGCGTGTACGGAAACACTTATAGGGAAAAAACGAAATATACCGTCTGAAAAGAGAGGGTCTCGTCATGGCACGAACTACACACAAAAATTTCATAAAACGGCGGCGAGCCCGTGCACAGACACTAAAGAAGCGCCAGGGAGTCCTGCCAGCAACTCCTCAAGTACCCTCTCCTTTGACTTCGAAGAAACCCGGCTTTGATTTCTTTGAATATGTCAATGGTGTTTGGTTGAAAAAGACAAAAATACCAGGAAATTCTTCATCCTTTGGTGTTAGTGAAGAACTTGATGCAGCAATTGAAAAACAGATTGAAAAGATACTAAAAAAATCGATTCAATTTGCAAAACTGGGCAAGGCTCCAGAGGGCACACATGAAATCTCTATGGATCTAGTTGGTCGTCTAGGACTCAGTGCGCTTCGGCCCCGAGTTCAAGGTGAAAATATTACGCATCTAAAAAAACTCTGTAGTGGCTTCACTTGTATTCGTGACATGAATGATATTTCTAAAACATTTTCTGAATTTGCACGGTATCGTATAACTTCCCTTTTTTCAGTGACAGTTTATTATGAAGCTGGCAAGAAACCATTGGCAAAACCGTATCTCTGTACTGGTGGACTGGGTTTACCTAACGCCTCCTATTATAAAAAGGACGCACCAGGAAAATCAAAGATTCTTCTACAATACGGAAAATTACTCGATCAGCTTTCAAAAGAGCTTGGCACTGAAAATCTGTCTGCGGTCATACCTATTGAAACATTTCTTGCAGAGCGGCTTGATGATGACGATGAAATCATTCGGGGTGCAGAATTATCCGAACTCTGTCCAACTATCAATTGGGAGATCTTCTGGACAAATCTGGAGGTTCCAAATTGGAAAACATTAGATATAAAAATAAACTCCAAAGGATGGCTCAAACAAATACATAATGCATTCAAACATTTTTCACTTGATGACTGGAAAATACTCTTTACTGCACATGCAGTCCTACATAGCCTACGTGTATTACCGCATCCATTTGATACTCTCTACTTTGATTTCTTTGAAAAACGCCTCCGTGGTCAAAAACGGAGCCCAACGCGTCTTGAACTTACAATTGATCTTCTCAAGGAATGGGCTCCAAGTTCAATTTCGTATCTGTATGCAGAACTCTACATACCCACTTCTCTTAAATCAGAAATTCGGACTTTTGTAAAGAAAATTCAATCTGCTGCAGTAGATCGTATTCATACTTCACCATGGATGTCACCCCCTACTCAGAAAAAAGCGATTGAAAAAGTTAAAGGACTTCGTCTAGATATAGGTTCACCTGACAACTTTCCAATTCTTCCTAAAGTCAATTTGCAAACAGATACACTTCTACAGAATATTTTCCTATTAGGTGAAGAGTATACTCTACTTGATATGCGAACAATAGGAAAAGAAGTCAATGTTGATAAATATTGGGATGATGTTGTCTATTCTACAAATGCTCACTACTACACGGAAACAAATCAGATGATTCTCCCTGCAGGCTCTTTTACCTGGCCATTCTATCATCAGGCGGCCCCTATGGGTTGGAATTATGGCGGTCTTGGTGCAGTAATTAGTCATGAAATGACTCATGCATTTGATATGGACGGCATGAAATACAGTGCAATTGGTGAGAAAAAAAATTGGTGGACAACTGCCGATCTAAAAAAATACAAGAAAATTGCAGCGCGTCTTGTAGAGCGTTTTAGTGGAGCGCGTGTTCTAGGTCATCCTGTAAATGGGTCATTGACACTTGATGAAAATATCAGTGATCTTGGTGGCCTTGCAATTGCACTTGATGCACTTAAGTTAGAACTTGTAAGCCGTAAAGCGAGCTTTGCTGAAGAAAAAGAGGCATATCGCAATTTCTTTCTTGCTTATGCAGTGAGTTGGCGAGTAAAGGATAATCCAGAGAGAGCCTTACAAAGACTTTTTATGGATCTGCATGCCCCTACACCGCTACGTGTAAACTATGTTGTAAATCAATTCGATGAGTGGTATGATGTCTTTGCAATCGAGGTTGCCGATGAACTCTATTTGCCACCTGAAGAGCGGATTCGTATTTTTTAACAAAGTGTCTTTATATGCGCTAAAGCTCCTAAATATCTAGTTACATCAACAACCAGGTCTTCAGTCCCGTCAGTTTCACCATCAGGTATAGGCGATGCGCCATTATACATGTAATGCCGAAGGCCACACTGAAGTGCTAAATTTACATAGTGATTTTTAGCAGGTGTTTGTCCGTGATTAATTTCACAAATAAGTGTGTTGGCCTTGCAAAAGAGTATATGGGCCAATCCTGCACCGTGGCCGCCCGTAATAATCTGGCTTGTGGCAAAAAGCCGTACTTGTTGTTCAAATGTCAAATCTTCAAGATGGTATATACTGAATCCAAGTTTTTTTAAAGGTTCATAAAGTTCAGCTTCATTCACAATTCGCCGCGCCTTCTTTTTCCCCTGTTTTCTTGAAATAAAAGAGAATTTTCCTTTTTCTTGGCCATATCCATCCCAAATATGTTTGTATAAATTACGCACATAATTAGGCATCCAAGGCTCATCAATTGAATCAGGATACCAATTACATCCTGGCATCTCAACATATTCATAGTCTTCACGCTTTACTACTTCGCGTTGAAACCGTGCAGGCAGAGCGGCCAGCGCAGCTTCTGCAAAATAACTTTGACGGCGACTCACATAATAATATGGAATTATAGTATTCCCATGGTCAAAAAAATAAAAACGTGAAATCATATAAAAATATAAATGATACGGATTATCATCCACAGCATCTCCAAGTTCAATCCGCTTTGGTAAATCAGTATTGTAGACTATTGCATTAATATAGTTTTTAGGGATGTGATTTGCGTGATAGTTCATAAATCCTGTATCGGAATATACAGTTCGTAAATCAAAAAGTATAATGCCCTTTTTGACAAAAGAAAAGCAACTCTCCATTACTCTTCTTTTTTCAAATAAGCTATAAGCCTTCACAGAATAAGAAGATCTGCAAGAGACCAAAACTCGAACTGTCCATCAGGCATGAGTCGCGCCACAATAAAGGGTAGGCGACCCTCATTAAGCTCAAGGCGGGCAATTTCACCTGTATTTACAATATGCTTGTGTTTCGAAAGGTCAACATATGCCTTTGCACCCTGTGCAAGTTGATTCGATCTAAATCCAATAATCTTCGTTCGCTCAAACTGTGAGAGCCAAGCCTGACTTCTGTGATTCGGATCAGGAGCGCCCGTTCGGGTGGGAAAATCAGGTGGCGCAGCTAAAAGAGCCAACTTTGGTGTAACTGCAGCGGCATAATAGACACGGCACTCGGGGTGATGACGAAAGAGCAACTGTAGAGGATCACTTGACTTTACTTCAACGCGCTCGCCTGTACCCGCGGCCTCCACCTCGACATCGTCGGCCACGTCGGCATCTACATCTTCGACAAAATCTTCATTTTCATCCGCCATGTATTCCTATTCTACTGTTTTGCTTTAACTTCTCACTCAAATTTATCCCAAGGTGTGGGTTTAAACTTGAATGAAGTTTTTAATAAAGTGAATTCCAAAAATGACGACTATTTCCACTGATTTACCATTGACCGATGTGAAGATCTTCAATACATTTGATGATATGGACCTGCCGACGAATCTACTACGCGGTATTTACGCTCATGGATTTGAGAAGCCCTCTGAAATCCAGAAGCGTGGCATTGTTCCTATCAAGAATGGATGTGATCTGATGGCCCAGGCTCAGTCAGGCACTGGTAAGACGGGCACTTTCTGTGTGGGTGCCCTTACAAAGATTGATGCAAGTCTTCTGAAGCCGCAGGTGCTTGTTATTGTTCCTACGCGTGAACTCGCACAGCAGATTGAGAAGGTTGCACAGGCACTTGGCGCCTATATGGAATTGAAGACCTATTCTGCTACAGGAGGTACTCCTATTCGCGACGACCTGCGTGCACTTGAGCGGGGCCTCCATTTTGTTGTAGGAACCCCCGGCCGTATTTTCGATCTCATGAATCGCGGCCAACTCAATCGTCAGTTTATTCGCGTGCTTGTTCTTGATGAGGCAGATCAGATGCTTGAGGACCGTTTTAAAGAACAGATCCTCTGTATTCTGCAAATGGGTTTCCCGAAACAGACACAGGTTGCACTCTTTAGTGCGACGATGCCTACTGAAGTCATTGAGGTTGCCAATAAGCTGCTTCGGGACCCGGTGCGTATTCTGATTCCCCCTGAGGAGGTGACTCTCGAAGGTATTTCACAATATTGCGTTGTACTTCAGAAAGAGGAGTGGAAGTTTGATGCGCTCTGCGATATTTATAAGCAGCTCACTGTGAACCAGGCTATTATCTACTGTAATAAACGCCAGCGCGCAGAGTGGCTTGCTGAGAAGATGATAGCAGAGGGTTTTCCTTTATCATATATTCACGGTGAAATGGAGGTTGATGAGCGGCGGAACCGTATGCAGGCATTCCGTTCTGGAAATGTCCGGGTGCTTATCAGCACCGATCTTCTTGCCCGCGGTATTGATGTTCAGCAGGTGAGTCTCGTAATCAACTTTGAACTCCCGCCGCAACGTGAGAACTATATCCACCGAATTGGTCGCAGTGGTCGCTATGGTCGCAAGGGAACTGCGATTAATCTGGTTTCTGGAGATGAAGTGAATGCCATGAAGGAGATTGAGTCGCATTATCAAACGACCATCAAGGAACTTCCCGATGATCTTGCAAATCTGATTAAAAACTGAGTCTAAGATAGAAAATGGCAGCAGCTAAGGATGCAAGGACGGCGATGCTAAAGAAATACAAGGATCAACTTATGGCCGCAGTGTCCTTGTCAACGGATCAATGGTTAGAGGCTAAACCCAGTTTAGTGATCTCTGCAAATGAATTAGTAAAACTTGAGGCTAAGGGTGAGATGGATAAGATTGATGCGAAGAAGGCTGAGATTGTTGAAAAATACAAAGCGCAATTTAAGATTGGTCAGGAGGGCAAGGAGAAGCCTAAGCGTGCCCCATCAGCCGGTCCTAAGACCAAGGAGCAGCGGGAGGCTGAACTCCGCGCAGCGGCTGCTGCGGCCAAGGAGCGTGCTGAGAAGATTGCCAGAGAGGCCAATGAGAAGCTTGCAAAGGAACTCGCTGCTCTTGAGCAATCACAAGCGAAGGGAGCCCTCAAGAAGGCTGCCGATAATGTTGCGCGTGCCAACTCTGCAGCAGTAAAAGAGCTTGCTGAGACTCTTATGGAAGAGGCATCTAGAAATATCGAAGCTGCCTGGAAGGAGGTTGGCAAGGGTAAGGCCCTTCCTGAAGCCTACAAGCCCGGTCTAGCGAAGGCACGCGCAACAGGCATGAAGAGAAACAATGCGACCCTAAAGAGCATCAAGGCGGATGACTACATCGGCCGCTGCCGATTCTGCTCAAAGTTCTGCCACAGCACTCGCAAGAATGGTGCAAAAAATGGCGCGAATGCGAATAAGGGCGCAAATAAGTCCGCAAATAAGCCCGCTGCTGCTGCCGCTGCCGCGCCTGCGAGAGGTAGAAGCCGTGCCGCCCGTCCAGCCACAGCTGCACGCGGACGAAGCCAGGCCCCTGCAGCCGAGGAGCCAGCTGGCAACTTCTAAATATTTTTATTCACTTGACCCATTTGTCATTTCACGAACATCGTGACGACACACGGGGCAATGAACATTTCGTACAAACCAAGTATCAATACATCCTACATGAAAGGAGTGCTCGCAATGATTAATTTGACGCACATCATCCTCTGTAGTAATTGTATCCTGACAAACTGAGCAGACCATTGGCTCATCTACATGTCTGCGTGTTGTTGCCGAATTAATCTGATCTGCTGTAGGTGCAACCTCTACATCTTCAAAGGTGGGAGGAGCTAAGCCACCATTTCCAAGTGCACCAAGTAGACTTGCTAGAAGATTACGCGCTGTATTATCAGTTACATCCAAATCTTCATCAATCACCATTCGAGCCGTCCTATAGATAGGATACGGCGAATAAGGGACTCTTGGGCGAATCGGCGGCGTCCGTACACCACTCAAATCGATTGTCTCCGCCTCGGGTTCTGCTGCCAGGTGTGCTGCCAGATAAGCGCGTTGACCATACGAAAACAGATCAAATCGCTCACGAGTCTGCATCTGGAAATAGTGAAGAAGGGCACCCACTGAATGAAATCGTGTCGGGTCATAAAGTACTGCGGGATAATAATTGTGAATATCATCAAGAAGTCCTACGCCATATAGAGTTTCATAGGGTGGGCGGGGCGCAGGTTCAGACATGTCTATATATCTCGGCGTGAAAAAGCAACTTCAAATTTGAACGGCGACTTTGCCAGTTTACTTGGTATACAATGGAACCAACTTCCCAGCCTACGCAGCCAAAGGGCCCTGTTGGAATTGTGGGCCTCCGAAATCTTGGAAATACCTGCTATGCGAACTCTGCGGTTCAGGCTCTTCGCCAAATTACGGAGATGACCTATCTCTGTATGTCCGAAACATCCGACTTGAAGAAGAAGCACGAGAATCATTCTGGAGTACTCTTTGATTCCTACCGAGATCTCATTCGCACAATGTGGACCACACATGCACCCGCATATATCTCTCCAGATGCCTTTTGGAAAGATATGATTACCGCCGCTACAAATGCAGGATATGAACATTTCCGTGGACGACAACCCCAAGATGCTCATGAATTTATGATGTTTCTTCTCGACCAGTTTCTGGAGGGAACCAAGGAGCCCGTAAATTATATTATTCAGCGTGGCCCAAGTCTAAATGATACGGACCGCCGAATCCAAGCCGCCCTTGAATCTTGGAAACAGAATTTTGAGAAGCAGTATACTCCGATTGTTGATATTTGGTTTGGACTCATGGAGTACCAGACCGAATGCCAAGAGTGTAAAAATAAGACCTATCGCTACGAGACTTTCAATAGTCTAAAAATCACGGTGCCTACGACACTTGCGTCAGGTCCACAAACTTTGAAGGAGATGCTCAATGCCGATTGGAAGGAGGAGGAGATTGAAGGCTATCATTGTGATAAATGTCCTGCTCGTACGCTGGCAAAGCGTAAGATGGCAATCTGGCGTCTTCCTCGCTGTCTCATTGTTGTTCAGAAGCGCTTTCTACCCGATGGCCGAAAGATTCATACGCAATGGAAGCATGAAGAGGAGCCACTCTGCCTGGCCGACTTCTTCTCTGAGGCAAGCCCTGAGAAATCAAAAAAGTTTGAATATGGACTTCAGTCTCTGGTAGACCATCACGGTAGTGCACGTGGTGGACATTACACTGCACAGGGTCTGAGTCCACTTGATGGAAAGTGGTATATTTATGATGATGAAAGCACTGCACACACCGAGAAGCCGATTCTCACTCCGAGCACCTATGTAATGATTTATCGGGCAAAGACTTAGACACGTCCAATCCAATGCTTCATATCTGGATATTTTACTGTAAGATGATCAACCCAAACCTTCGCAAGTTCATATGAAAGAGCTCCTCCGCGATACACAGTCTCGTTATTCGTGTAACTATAACAAACACAATAGAACTCAGACATTTTAACTTTCTATTGAAATTTGAACTCTACAAATCAAATTTTTCAGCAGTCATGAAGATCATTCTACTCTCAGGTTGGTCAGGGTCCGGAAAAGATACGGTTGCGGATTATCTTGTTGCACGGCATAAGTATAAGAAGTTTGCCTTTGCAACTCCACTGAAGGACCTTGCCTCAGAACTATTTGGGTTTCCGCGAGAACTCGCAGATTCTCAGGAAGGCAAGCGACAACTCTGGCGCGTAGGCTATTCTAAGAAAACTATTCGGCAAATTCTTCTTGATCTGGCCCTACAGGACAAGTCCCGATTTGGAAATGATATCTATGCAAATGAAATTGCCACCCAAATTTCTAAGGAATCACCGGATTCAAATATCGTTATTTCAGATACAAGATATTTGAATGAAATCAGGGTGATTCTTGAGTTTGCCATGAAAGAGAAACACGAGTTTGAAGTATGGAGAATTAGTTTTAGAGATAGAGATGAATCACCTGTAGATGATATCTCTGAACATATTCTGGATACATACAGAGCAGACGTATATATTTCTAATCCAGGAGACTCTCTGGAAAATCTCTATTCTCTGGTAGAAGATGTCCTGTCACATTCGTAAAATGCGAATGATGTCATCAAGTGGAACCTGCGAACCGAGACCCACCACGGGTGCCTCTGCCGAAATGGCTGCGCGCCTTGCTCAGATGCAGGCCGAGCGCGGTCGTCAAGACCAGATGTGGCAAACTACAACAACTTCAGAGAAAACCATCTGCGCATCTTCCAAATCGGAAATCGTGCAAACCAATAATACCCCGCTTCTCTGCCAATTTTAAACTGCGGAATTGAACTTACTAGATTTAGTGTATGAGGCTCATATTTTATATTAAATTCTCTAACAATTCGAGAATAAACCCGTTTTTCATGCTTCATCTTTCGAATCTCCTCAGATTCCATAAGTCTTTTCCTTCTATCGATAATCATTCGTTTTAAGATTCCATGTATTGCCAAGGATTCGGTCCGAAATTCTCGCCTAGAGATTCTTCCTATCTTATAAAAATCTCTTGTTGTCTTACGAACATTCGCAACCTGTTTTTTTATTTTCTTCAGATCATCTGTAAATCCAGGAACTGCCATAAGTTCTGAATAGACTTCTTGTTTCCGTTCCTGTTCTCGTTCACGGTGTTGGACTCGACCAATATCTGCAATTTCATCTGTTATTAAATCTATTCGGCATTCACTACATTGAACAGGTGCTCTAGTCACATAGATTGTAAAACACCTTGTATGAAATGTATGATTGCATTCAAGCTCCGTTTTTTTCTGCGCTAGGTCAATTGGTTCTTGACATAGCGTACAAAAAAGAGCACCAGAGACATCCATTTGCTAGATATTAGACCACTCCTTTATGTCTACGCATAGAGGGAACGGAAGCTCTCATCACTTGTATCCTTCTTCTTCAAGAACAGCTGGATATGTTCCTTCTTCACTACAAACGGAAGGCTGAAGTCCTTGATGTGGAAAGGGAGGTCCTTGCTGTTGAAGATGCGCAGCATATTAATCTTCTGAATGATGCCCTCTACACAGCGCTTGAGCTGACGGACACCCTTCTCCTCCTTGGCATACTCCTCGATGACATGCTGGAGAACCTCACTTGAGATGCCCACCTTCTCCGTAAGATTCACCTCCTTTAGAGCTGCAGGCACAAGATACTGCTCGGCAATGGCCAGCTTCTCCTTTGAAGAGTACCCCTGGAGCTCGATGACAATCATACGGTCAAGGAGCACCCGGTCAATCTTCGTGATGTCATTGCCACTGAAGACAAACATCACCTTGCTGAGATCAATCGGTACACCTGAAAGGTACTTGTCCTCAAAGTCACCATTCTGTACAGGGTCCGTCAAGTGAATCAGCATATTCTGAACCTCCTCGCCCTTCGGCGTACCACTGATCTTATCAAGCTCATCAAACATCAGCACCATCGACATCGACTTTGCCGCCACGAAGGAGTTGACAATCTTGCCACAGTGGCTGCTCTCATAGACGAGCTGGTGGCCTGTGTAGGTCGTGGCATCCGAATCGCCGCCAAGACTGATAAACTGAAAGGGCCAGTCAAGCGCTTTCGCAATACCATTCTTAATCAGGCTAGTCTTACCAATTCCAGGTGGGCCTACAAGCAGAAGGCTCATACCGCGTGCACTAGGATTTGCAATCTTGCTTGCAATAAACTGGAGAATCTGAAGCTTGGCCTCCTCCTGTCCATAGATAGCATCTACCATACACCGACGAGCCCGGTCCATAAAGGCACCACAGGCATCCGTGCCATCCTCAAGCTTCACAGGAATATCCTTGTAGAGACCAAACGGTACACTGGTCAGCTTCTCGAGCCATGCACGGAGCTTGAAGTACTCACCACTACCGGGATCAAGGCCCTGAAGATTGTTGTACTTGTTCAGCACCATGGCCTGGGTTTCCGTTGGTAGGCTCATAGAGAGAATCTTGAACATGAGCGGCTGCTCAGAGGCTGCTGCAGTTGACTTCTTCTCAAGCGCCTCAATCATCTGCTTCTGCTTGACTTCAGTAAGGCCCTTGAACTGGTCAATCTGGTCATCAATTGTATTCTCTTCAACCGGCTCAGTCACCAACTTAACAAAGCGCTTGACAATATCAGACTCCTTCTTCATGTTGTGACGCTTCGGAATCATGCGCTCATCATCTTCCTCAAGTGCACCGAGCGTGATGCTGAATCCGCCCTTCTTGAAGATATGACCATCCTCTTCATCCTCCTCCTCGTCATCTTCTTCCATATCGTCCTCCTCCTCCTCCTCCTCTTCCTCCTCCTCTTCTTCTTCGTCCTCCTCCTCAGACTCCTCAACAATCTTCTTACGAGAAACTGACTTTGACTTCTTCTTGGGCTCCTCCTCTTCCTCGGATTCCTCACGGTCCTTGGAATCACGAGAACTTGACTTAGTCGACTTCTTCTTTGCAAGACGCCGGCGAATTGTCTCACGGGCTTTCTCGGCCGCCTTGCGAGGAGCCTTCTTACCTAGACGACGCGCAATAGAGGAAACAGGAGCAATCTCTTCACTTGGAGAAGTATCCTCTTCAAAGGAAGAAGTATCATCCTCCATCTCTTCATCTTCTGTAGACACAATAAGGTCACGAATATTGCCCTTGCTGTCTACACTCTCGTCATCATCGTCTGCCCGACCCTTGCGGCGACGCTGCATCTGCGAAGCCGGACGAGTCCGCTGACCAGTAGCATCCTTTCGAGAAGGCTTGTCATTCTTCTCGGACGAATCCTTAGTACTACGATTCTTGTTGGTGGGCATCCTATGCTTTTCCTTCATTTTTGCTTTTCCCTAAACGCAAAAATGGTGGCTAAGTGGATTCAAGTTTTTGGTTCGCGCATTTAGTTTCTACGGTTGCGACGGCTGCGGTTCTTGCGATTCTTACGGCTCTTGCCACCCGCCTGCTTGCGGTTGCGGCGGCTCTTGCGACCCTTGATCAGGTCACGAACGGCGTCATTCAAGTGACGCGTAACAGCGTTGCCAACACGGTTCACGCCGCGCGCCGTTACACTTACGAGGCCCTTTGCGGTATTTGCAACCGCACCCGCCGTGTTGGACGCGGCCATCGCCGTGTGTCCAAAGGGGCTCCAGAGACGTCCCATTAATCCACGAGAACGATTCTTGCGAGTAGGTGCCATTTTTCTACATAGTAAAAATCTTTTTATTCAGGCCTATTTTTGAAGATTATCACGAATATCCATTAGGGCAAATCGGCTCTTTGAAACTAGACTCGGAAAATCTTCTTTGGGCGAATTGAGTATTTCTTCTAGACGCACTCGGAGAACTTCATAGAGTTGTTTACGGAGATTCACAAAGAATCCCGTATTTTTCTTATGAACCACCTTTGACATTTTCAAAAGGCAATCTGCGTATTCCTGAACTTCGTTTACTTTTCCCTCCACCCATCCAAGTCTTGAAATATTACAGATGAGGATTTCAAATGTCTTTTCAAGTGAGGCTAAATCAACTGTTTCCATTATCACTAGTTCAGCCAAGAATTGACTATATCCAAGACGATACTTCTTTTCAAGGTTGCGCTCAATAAATGCCTTGTAATTAACAGAATCTGATTCATCTACATCTTGGAAAATAGTTAAGTAGGTATGAAAGAGTTCGCTCATTTCTGTCTGAATGACTGGATAGGTCGTTCGGAGTTCACTTAGGAGCCGAGCATAGAGTGGGCAATACATATCTTCCGCAGCTGCCTTTTTGAAGACGAGGCGCATAAACTCCTTTGTAAAATCAGTTTGGCCACTGTCAAGAATTTGATAGAGAAAATCACGTACATCTATGTAAGTTGATGCACTGAATTTATTTAACTTATTCAAGATAATTGTGTTAAGAATCGTATCATCAATACCAGCATCTGTATTCTTGAAACGACTCTGGTATTTTTGATTCTGCACAACTTGACCCCCTCCTCCTTGGCCCACATGATGCTCAGATGGTGGAGTATTCTTCCAACGATTGTTTGGAGGAGGCTGGGACTGGGACTGGGGCACATGCCCCTGCTGCCGTCCTCGTGATTGAGAGGCATTTCCGGATATTCCACGACGCCAGTTTGGAACAACCGTATCGTTGTCATGAAGCAGTGAATCAATTGCTCGTATTCTCTGCAGAATCTCCTCAGGAACTTGAGGTGCGCGATGTCTTAAAGTAAGAATCGCCTGAATGGTCTCCTCGGTGCTTCTTGCTGAAGCCATCGCTAGTGTATACTTCATTTTCTTTCTTTTAAATCATGCGCACGCGGTCCTTTATCAAATTTAACTCCTCTCTCTTCAAAAATGGCAGAAATACAAAAAGAAATGGGCTCTGATGAGTGGCTCAACCCTCTCGGATTTCAACTTGATGAGACTCGTACGCTTTTCTTAAAAACGTTACAAACTCTCAAAACAACGCCCGCAGCTATTCGTACTGTACAAGAACCTATACACAGGCTCAGGGAAACAGTTCTTGTGACAAATGTAGATAAAATCAATAAACTTTTTTTTGAACTCAAGGGATTTGAGGAGAAACTCACTGAATTTCGTACACAGCCCAAAGAATGGGAGGCTGAAAGTCTTTCACAACTTGTTTTTACACAAGAATGGTCACGGCCACTGAATGAAGTACCCTTTCTACTCCCAGCGCTCTCCATTTTTAAAATCTATGTGGTCCCGTTTTTCGCTGTATTAATTCCACTGATTGCTTGGATTCTGCCATTTATCATTCTCAGATTTATCTTCAAGATTCCCATGCCATTTGATACATATTTAACAACTCTATCATCAATGTGGCTCGGTGGAAAACTCTGGTCAACAATGAATCTAGGAGAACGAGCGCGTATTCTCTTTCAGACCTGTTGGACCGCCTTCGGCATGATTCAGGGTGTAATTCAACCCGTTCAACAAGCATTTCATATGAAAAAGATTGATGATCAGATTCTTGAACGTGGACAGTTCTTTCAAGCATATTCTGCGAAACTCACTGAGTTTTTCACTGCCTATACTGCAGTCACTGGGAAAGTCACGTCATGTCCTCATCTGGATATCTGGCCAACAGAAGAGCCCCGTCAACTCTATGCGTATGTTCGTGACCATACCACAGATCTCGCATGGATTACACATACACTTGCAATGCATGAAATTCAATGGCGCCTTGCTGTATGTCCTGATCTCTGTTTTGTGAAACTTACTCGTACACGTGGACCTTCTTGTAAATTAGTGAACTTTTTCGATCCGAGTATACCAGCTGAGAAGAGAGTCACATCTTCCTTCGTTTCCAGCGGGCATACGGTCCTCACTGGACCGAATAAGGGCGGAAAATCATCTATCCTACGGGCGCTTCTCCTGAATGTCTGGCTTTCACAGACATACGGTGTCGCATTTGCGACGGCAGCAACACTTACTCCATTTTCCTGGATTGAATCAGGTCTTCGCCTTGTTGACCAACCTGGGACCCAGAGTCTCTTTGAGCGTGAATTGTCGTTTGCATCGAAAGTGCTACGCCGCAGTAATTTATCTGAACGAGGACTTCTTCTCTACGATGAACTTTTTCACAGTACAAATCCCCCCGATGGAACAAAAACTGCAAAGAGATTTTTAGATCATTTATGGTTGTCCTCTTCGGTACTTAGTGTTGTCAGTACGCATGTATTTGAACTTGTAGAGAGTTCTCCAAAGCATGTACAGCGTCTCTGTGTCCCCGCAAGTCTTTCAGAAACGGGTATTCGTTTTTCATTTACGCTCGTACCCGGTATTTGCAGAGTAAGTAGTGTTGAGCAACTTTATAAGAAATTTGGTTTCCCTAGCGGCCGCCCCCTGCCCCCTTGATCCCCACGCGGGTAAACCTAGCACCTTAAGTTAAGATTACTAAACAGAAATAATGAACTCCAGTGGTTTTACGGAATCGCTTACTATCGGTATTACGCTCACACTTGTCTTCGGTGCTGTCTGTTTCTATCTCTACAGCCGTCTCGTTCAGAATGAAAAGCGGGTTTCACTTATTGAGAGCATACTTCTTGATGTAAAGATGTCAATGGAGATGGTCGGTCAGAGCCGTGGTGACCACGACCATGATCATGCGCACGATGATGAAATGGCCGTTGAACAAATTCAGGCCGTATCTGCACCTGAGCCGCTAAGCCAGACAGATGTAGATAGTTCTGAGGAGGAACTCTATAAGGACGTTCTCCAGCAAGCTGAGCGTCAGCCTGAGATGAAGGCGTTCGAAGTTACAGAGTCCAAGGTGACCCAGAAGGCGGATCCGGTTCAGGTGACGAAGGTAAGCCCGACCTATGAGTCAATGTCCGTAAAGGAACTGAAAGATCTCGCTAAGAAGCGCAACCTGAAGGTCCCGAGTGGAGCTGGCCGCAAGGAACTCACAGAGGCTCTTCGTAAGGCCGAGGCACCCCTCTCCTCTGTGCCTGAGGGTGTTGCCCCTACAGTAGAGGGTGCTCTTCTCGAGGAAGATGCTGAACTCACATCTTAAGGAGATATAGATGGACGCGAAACTCTTCCGCCTTCCAACGGAACCAGGTTATTATACAAATCTTTCTGAAAGTCAATCAAAGCAGGCTTTTGTTCAAAGACTCACTCCTAAAGGCGCCTATGCTATAGGACCTGTACCTGATGCACGATTCCCCGGTTGGGCGGCACCTATGCAGGATGCTGCTATACTTACTGATTACAGGACTCACTGTAGTGAAAACATTCCTGCGGGAATGCAGTACTCGGTTCATCTCTGGTCACAGCGCAATACAGATGCAATTATTGCACTCTCACGTGAACGCCAGAGTATTAACACTGGAGCGAATCTAGGATTTGACAATACCATTGTTCCGCCTCCTGCAACTGTAGTACAATGTGACGCATTTGGATGCTCGGGCTACAAAACAAATCTCCGAAACGGGATCGGCCAGGAGCGGCAAGAACATATACCTACACTCTTTGGAACCTTCAATACGAATGTACCCCTACAGACTCAGCAAGTACCTCCTGTGACTCGTCGTTTCGAGGGTGGTCGTAACTCGGCGCGAGGCCGTTCCTTTGAAGCACTCGGCTCAGGTGGCGTTGGTTCCGCTAATCTTGGAGGCACTTTCATACGCGCTGCCTAAGCAATCATTAAATACTAAAACAGAATGAACAAGAGTACACTCTGTTTTGATATTGGAATTAAGAATCTTGCCTGGTGTATTACCACCGTAGCAGATGAGCAGATTACCATCAATGGATGGGGAAACTACAACCTACTGGAGGAGCGAGCATCAAATGATGCAGGTGTAAAGGCACCGCTATGCGCATCATGTAGTGCCAAGGCCCGATTCAGCTCAGCTACAGGACTTTCATGTGCTCGCCACGTACCTGCAAGCGCTCCTCTTTTAAAGGATGCTAGTGGCAATCTATTTACAAAGATTCCTGGGGCTCCGCAACTTCGTGCAATTCTAGTTGAAAAGGGTGTGAAGCCCATGCCGAAGACAAAGGAGGCCATGGTGACTGCTGTCCAAGCCTTTGCATCGCTGCCAGTCGTAAAGGTCAAGGTTCCGCATGCAGCGGCCATTGATGTCGCACAAATTCATGATGCGATTCGGACTTTTGTCTCCAAGGAACTTGCGCCGTTTTTTGACATGCTTGGAGAAGTTCGTTTGGAAAATCAGCCCGTTCTTAAAAACCCAGTGATGAAAACGGTTCAGATGCTTCTTTACGCAACTCTACGGGATGCTTTTCTAAATGCGGGGCATCCAACCATTCCATTCAAACTGGTGCACGCTGGAATGAAGGTCAAGGGAAAGGCAACGGGAACGGCGGGATATGCGGACCGTAAGAAAGGTTCTGAAGAGCGCACCGAGGCTATGCTTGCAAAGACTACAGTTGTTCGATGTGAAGAATGGTTGGCGTTTTACAAGGGAAATAAGAAACGCTCTGATCTTGCGGATGCATTTTGTATGTGTTTGGATTCGATGCCTCTTGCCGCCGCCGCGGCCCTTGCCGTGGTAAATACCGCGGCCCTTGCCGTGGCACCAGCCGCGGTAAAGCCTGCTTAAAAAGTCCTTGGAAATTCAAAAGAAGGAATGGCAACCATTCACCAAATGGAGGAGATATCTCGTCAAATGGGACCTCCCGATTTAGGGTTAAGCGATGAGATCGGTAATGTTATTAACCTGAACGACATGGGTGATGATCTTGGAATGAGTCTACTTGCAAATCCGAGCAAAGTGAACTCAGGCAACTCGAACTCCGGCCAGACAATTAATGTCTCTACGAGTCGTTCTGAACCACCTACAATCAGCTTCTCGCAGGGAGGTGGCGGTGGCGGTGGCATTGGTCTCCAGGAGGTTGATATTGCACCGCTTGAGCCGCTGAATCTTGGTTCTGACTTTGGAAGTGCACCTGTCAATATCGAGATTCGCAAGGAACAGAGCGGTGATGTAGGTGCCAATCTCTTTTCAAACTCACAGACGGCCACTGGACCGGTCTTTTCACTCCCTGCGAGCCGCGACCCTGATGCCGAAAAGAAGGAGAAGGTGGAGCTTATTAACAAGCTCCAACGCCTGGAGGCAAAGGGTTTCCCCGTCACTCGTCACTTTACGATGGACAACAGCCTCGAAGAGATTAAGCAGGAGTATCTCCGTCTCGTAGATGCTAGAAATCTGGAGGCGAGTCTCCGTTTTCAGCGTCAGATGACAATGGGTCTTGTTACAGGCCTTGAGTGGATGAACAATAAGTTTGACCCCTTTGACCTGAAGCTTGAGGGCTGGTCCGAATCCGTTCATGAGAATGTCGAGGATTTTGATGAAATCTTCGAGGAACTCTATGATAAATACAAGGATCGTGGAAAGGTGGCGCCTGAAGTTCGTTTTGTGATGGCACTTGCGGGCAGTGGCTTCATGTGCCATATGAGCAACTCTTTCTTCCGTCAGAAGATGCCGAGCATGGATGATATTCTGAAGAAGAACCCTGAACTGGCGAAGCAGATGGCAGCGGCAGCGGCTGCTCAGGCAGGCCCGGGTTTTGGCAATTTCATGGGTATGGCGATGGGTGTACAACCGTCGCAGCCTCAGCAATTCGGTGGGATGCCGATGCCGCCTATGCCGCCTATGGCACCTCAGATGCCTCAGCAGATGCCTCAGGCTGGACCGTTCAATAACTCAGCCCGTGTTCCGAATATGCCGCAGCCGGTTGCATCTGTTGAGCCTCCTCGTGTAGCCCGTAGAGAGATGCGTGGACCCAGCGGCGTCGATGACATTCTGAAGACCTTTGCTGAGGTTCGCCAGGCGGAGGTGTCAAATATGAACATGGATATAAACATGGCTCAGATGGGCTCAGCAACGGCGGCTGCTGAGATGCAGAGTGTTCACTCAGAGGAGATTCGCAGCCAGACAGAGTCTGTGCGCACCTCAGGGGGTCGTCGCAGGAAACGGAATGCCCCGATTCTTGGCAACGAACTAAGTATCAATGTATAATTTCATATGCGCATTTGTAAAATGCTATTATGAAAAAGTCTGGAGCAGTGCTAAATTCTGTCCATAAATCTCTTCAACAGGTGCCGGTTTCTCCTGTTTGCCTTCGGCCGCAGGTGCTGCCATTCTTGCCTGCTTTTCACTGAGGCGACGCAGGATTTCAGCTTCTTCTGGCGTAAGGCCGCCTGGCGCAGGACTTGTAAACTCCTCTTTCCCTTCAGGACCACCCAAGTAGAGGCTACTATTCTCATTAAATAGGAAAGAGAGAAGTGCCAGTACAATAATGCTCATAAAGAGTGCAACGAGCACATTGCGTGTAGCCACAAAAATAACTGTAAAGACTAAAATGCGCCGAACCCAAACTTGTTGAAAAAACTTCTCTTGTCCCTTTGAAACCTCTAGTTGGAGAAAACGACCACCAAGATTTAACATTAACATCATAGTTCCGATAAAATACGGATTTGTATTCAGGCTATTTATAATCACATCAATTGGATTTGCAATTTCTACTGCGGCTGCCACAGCAGCAACTGCGGGTGCGGCATTTGCTACACTCATCTACTCAATCCTTTCTTTTTCTGGGAGAACTTAAGCTTTTTGGGGCATATCCTGCCAAGGCTTCGTCAGCCGTGAAAGATCATTTAGATAGAAAAAAAGAGCAAGGGCCGCCATAATTCCAACCTTAGGGCACCATGATGCCGCGGCAATTAGGGTCAGCACTAAGAAAAGACGCCAATACGGAAACTTGTATAAATAGACCCATTCAACCGGGTACGGTGTATGAAACAGTGAACCTTCAAAAAGATTCCAGGAGAAAAATGCAACGGTTACGAGGATTCTTGCAGTTGCATCCACTAGTCCTCCAGCACTGAGAGCAGTTTCCCATGCCTCCATCTACCAGTATGGCCTATTATCTCGAGACACTGGAATTCTGAACACCACCACCTGAACTATAGCCGCCTCGGGTGTCATCAATCTGGCTCTCACGAGTCACCTTCTCTTCTTCAATCGCCGTCGGATTCTCTTTCAGGGCCCGCTCAACGAACCACCGCTTTGTCTTTGGTATGGTCATTTTAGAGGTTTCGCCACCGCTTCCAAATCCCTCCTGAATAGCAGCCATACGAGAGCCAATTAAAAGACTTACTGACATGGCTGTTAAAAGTCCCAAGATCCAGCCGTATTCATTTGTAATAAAGATAACAAGGCCGAGTCCTAAGCAACGGCCCAGAAATGAATCGGCCTGGTGGTGAACAGCCTCAGGAATAGTGTCCTTAAAGACAATCACAAGTACAGTGGCAATATATAATAATAACATGATGGAAGACTTTGATTTTTGTATAAAGTCCAACACAGCGCTTTGAAGTGTGGTCATTCCTATTGTCTAAACACTTTTCTTTGCTGACCACAGAGAGTGGGTCAGATGAACTACTGTTCCTTCGATGATGCCTTCCCACAAATTGGACCAACAGCCCCTGGCTGCAGGGATCAAAAAGGCAGCGAGTCGGCTCGCAAAGAAGAAAGAAAAAAGGCAAAGCGATGCAAGGGTCCACCGATGACTTTCCTTGATTTAGATCCTGATCGTCCGGCTGTTCAGCGTGTACCCTCTGTTCCACCGCTTAATAAAGAGACTGGACTCCGGGAACACACACCCGATGATGCTCCTCATGCTGAACCGTTTACAGGCGATGTTCCGTATGATTTAACAAGTGAACGGCAACCTGATGATGCCGGCCAAGTTGCCAGGAATACATTTCCTAAGATTCCAAAGAATACACAACTTGTCGGATCGTCTACGGAAGCTCCAAAGTACTTTGGAACAAAGTACAGCGATGAAGGATTCGAGAATCAGAATCTGACTATGCCTCCGCCGCCCTTTACAAATGTTATTGGACAAGATCCATCCTATTCTGATCTGAACAGCGCCTTCAAACAGGGTGGTGGTGTTGCCAAGGCGAGCGCACTTGCTCCGACACCATCTGTAAGCGATTTCTGGAAGCCGATGACCAAATCAGGTGCGAATACGGCCTTCTACGATGAACTGCCTCCTCCTGGAGGACAGATGCCGAAGGGCACTGTGACAATTGATGAGAATGTATCAAAGAAACTGGATTTACTGTTTGCTCGTCTCGATGATTTAGAATCACGACGGGGCGAGAATACTCAGACGGAGATTTTACTGTTTGTGATGTCTGGATTATTTGTGCTTTTCTCAATGGATATTGTGTCACGGCAGGCTGCTAGGATTCGTCTTATATAGAATATAGACCTGAGAGACCAAGAAGATCCAATTCACCCGGTAAATTTCCTACACCTGGGCGAGTAATTGCTGTTAATCCTCGAGGTGCTGTAGGACCCACAGGGCCAGCAGGAGGAGCAGGAGGAGCATTATTGTTATTGTTAACTTCGTCAGCACCAGAAAGCCCAGTGTCTGCAGCAGGAAGAGCAGGGCCAGCAGGAGGAGGACCAGCACCAGGTCCCATTAAATTACCCACTGTACGAAGAAACTGTATATCAAACATGTCTGAACCCTTCGGCTTCTTTGATATAGGCACCAGACCATCCAAAAGACTTAGAATATCCTTTCGTGTAAAGATAACTTGTCCAATCTTCTGTTTTTGAAGATTTACAATGGCCGGTGCAATTCCAGCAAATGTCTTTCTAAAGAGATTTGCACGGTCAATCTGTATAAGTTCATAGAGTTCCTGTAAGAATTCTCGTACAGGCTCACACTCATGAGCCAACAGTAGATTTTGTTCTTTAAAACACCGATTCATGACTAAACGAGTTAAGACTTCACTACGCTTCTTCAAGAGACTCTCCTTACGAGTTTGAAGTTCAGACAGCGGAGAAGCCCCTTTTGCCGATTCAATAAACTTTTCTGTAATTCCAATGTCAGCGAAAAAGTCCTTTTCAGATTCTGAAAAAGTTCCCTCGTCCCATTCCTTCTGAACAGCAAGTGTCGGTTTGCGTAGTTCAAACACATGCACTCCAATGCGAACCGCCACCGTACCCTTAAGTTTTAGCACATAGGGGTCAGGCTTGAGAGGAGGTGGCACGGCCGCAGGTTCAGGAGGTGCAACAGGCGTAACAGCCTCAGGAGGCTCCACCGCTACTGCAGGAGGCACTGTAGTAACAGGTTCCTCTTCTTCCTCCTCCTCTTCCACTTCCGTATCTTCAAATGTAAACAATAGATACTTACGTCGTAAATACTCTTTTGCATTTACAGCCGTTTTAGGAGTATCCACTGCGTAGAATTTATCAGGAGTTAGTTTGAAGAGTGATTTCGGTTTGTATTCACCGTCCTTCTCTTCGAATTTTAAAAGGTCACTGCCTGTATCGCGTGGTGTTAGGCCAATATAGTCCTTTGGAACTTCGGCAGAAGGGACTCCTGTAGCTGATAAAAGAAGCCTATATTCCTTTCCCTCTTTTATATATGGAATGGAAATCGATGTCGGTTCAAGAAAGAGAAATTTCTTTTCAGCTCTATCTTCGCGATGTTTTGAATCCCAGACAATCTGATTTTTAGGGCCTGTGCGGTCATAGAGAAAAAACACTTCTGCAGGCGTTTCAGTGACAAGCCGTATATATTTTTTAAAAATTAAACTAAAAAGTGTAATATTGTCAAGTTTAGAAAAAAAGATATAGATAAAATTCTTTTTCTTAATTTTATCATTTGCAATTGTTTTTACAAATCGCAGAAAATTGTCCCAGGAATAAATATAAAAAATTTTCACCGGTTCTTTTGTCTTAATTTCATAATGAAAAAGTTTCGTACGAGATTCTTCATAATTTGAAGGTGGTGTGCCCCAGATTCCCTTTCGTTTCTCCCTATACGCATTCAGTAAATCTACAGTTAAGAGTGTAGGCTCTTCAGCAACAATCTGTACCTGTTTCAGTGCTTTTAGTGTAAAGGTTGGTATATTTGCACCACCGACCTGTCCGCCACCACGAACAGGCTCAATCAGTGCTGGCGTAGCCGGCTGGGCCAATAGACTATCCTCAGGACCTCCACCTATCATGCCGCCTCCCATCATAGGTGTAATAGGAACATTTTGATGCCCTGCACTTTGTAGGGCGTCTCCTAATAAACTATGATTTGGATCTCCCATCCCTCTCCTAGTTCACCAGAAATTCACCGGCTTAAGAAATATCAGCGCGTAGCCAAGTAGCACATGGAGATCCTACAGCCCCTTCCGTCACCGCCCGTCTTTCGTACTGATTCGGGGGAATCTGGTACTCGTAAGAAGAAGATTCACTGCAAGCAGGAACTTATTGTCAATAGCCTACAAAAGTTCTATACCGGTCGCACCGATATGAAGGAGGTTCTACCTATGCTAAAGGGCACCTCAGATCTCTCTCTACGGCTTGTAGACTGGTTTGTGACCAACTATTCCAAGCGTCACAACACGGTCTATATTCTGGATGGCCAGGAGTTTCTCGTCTATACGAACTACAAGTCGCAGCTCAAGGCATATTCCAAGAAACTCTTTGACCCCTTCTGTCGTCGGGAACGAATCCTGTTTCAGATTCCTGGTGAGGAGCCCTTCTTAACAACGGTTGGGAAACTGAACTTCTTCCGTTGGGCCATTGAGAAGAATGTTCTGACTTACTTGAGCCTTCATGCTCCGACCATTGAGGCTGACATGAATAAGGCGATGAAGGAGCAGAATAAGGTGCGTAATTCAACGGCCAACTCTACAGATTCAACCATTACTACGGCGACAACAGCCACTATATCGACCACTTCATCTGCGCGGTCGACTCGTCGCCGGCAAATGGAAAAGGAGCCGCCGGCTGCCAAACAGATGCAGAAGCATCTTATGGCGATTGAGCTGCGGTTCGATTAATCATTATACTTTCGATACACCTTGTCCATCGTATTGAGACGAGGTCGGAGATCTTCATAGGAGTTGAGAGTATCAAGTGAATTTTTGGCAGCATAGTCTGGTTCCACGTATCGAGTGGTGTAGGTGCGATTCAGAAGCCGCTTTGATTCCAGAAGTCCTCTATCAACTTTCTCTTCATATACAGTGGCACGAAGTTCACGCGCCACATTAAACGGGTCAGTTACAACATCAAACCGATCAAAATACGGATTTTGGCCGAGTTGATCAGATCCCCCGCTGCTTCCCCCATTGCCCGCAACATATTGCTGGTTCTGTAGATAATTTCGGTCGGTTGTTCTCGTATTAATAGGATTCATATCCATAAATGTATAAGCACCACGCCTGTGCACGGCAAATCCTCCTTCAGTTGCCTTATCTTTCCACATCTGTGCCATTTTCAAGTCTTGATCAACACCACCAAGTCCAAGCGAATAGCGATATGCCATGGCACTTTGTGCGGCTGCATTCTTTCCATTTGCCGCACCCAAATTCTCAGCAAGTGATTTGTTCAGCCATTTATTTTGCTCTTTAATTTCGGCATTGCTTATATCAGGTCGGTCATTTTGAAGCTGCGGTCCATCTGTCTGCCATTGCTCTACATGAAGACTGTTAATCTGGTCAAGTGCACTGACTTCACGGCGACTTCGGAGACTCATTTGTGGTAGGGGTATTATTGGCATACGCAGTTGAGCTGGGGTAAGTTCAATTGACTCCATCTTAAGAACCCTTTACTACTACAAGTAGATGTTTGTTGTCCCCTTTTATACGAAATCACAACTACCGAGCCTCATCAAATGGTCACTTGTACCGATTGCACTTTTTCTAGATAATCGTGGAAAACAGATTTGTGAAACGGATGAGCCTGACCAGTGGCTGGCTGAAAACGGGTTCGCCGTGAAATCAAAGTGGCGCGAGGGAAAGATTCTCTATGTAGAAGTTGACCTTAATGCGATGGACCTTAAAAACTTTTACAGTTTTGAGGAGGTGACGCGCACTCAGCAAAAAGGTACGGAAGAATGCTGGCGAACTTTTTATTTATTAAAGGCTGGTCAAGGTGAAACTCCTTCAAGTGTAAATCAGTGGAATGACTGTATTGATGAAGTCTTCGTGGAACCACTTGCGACCATTCAAAAACGGTGTGTGCCTTAAGGCGAGACGCATAATATAAGTAGAATGAATTCGAATCGCTCAAAAACTCAAAAGCGCTCAGGCGCTACGGATTTGAGTGGCTCGACCTTTGCCGCAAATCTACATGCGAGCACGAATACATTCGTGAATTTTTTGAACCAGGAAGCAGACGATGCCTATAAGCGCCCCTGGCATCGTCTGGAACGTGGCCTTCGTCTCAATCGTCTACGAAAGTTTGTCGATGAGGAGGCAGTGCGCCTGACACTAACTGGTCCTGAAAAGACTGCACTGGATGCGCAGATTATGAAGGCAAATGAAAAGAAACTCTTGAATAGCAAGAATGCCGTTATTTATGACATGGATGAGCAAAAGATTAAGGAGATTAAGGGTCTTGTGATGCATCGCGGAGCCGATGGAAAAGTGATGTTCCAGGTTCTTGAAAAGCGAAATGCAGTGACGTTTCGTAGAAAGGCCACAGAGACAAAGGAGGAGGCGACGGTCTAAGCATAGCCAGCCTATAAATTTTAACGAGAATTACACTCAAACGATGGATCAGTATGCGACCATGTTTGAATGTACAGGACAGTTTCTGAATGCAATCGAAGAGGTTCAACCTCCTCCATTGCATCCCACCCTTGGAGATACATGGTGGACCACTATGGAGCGAGAACTTGCAGCACTTATGAAGGAGAGTGAAGTGAGTGCTACATTTACAGAGCAGACATATGAAGTCTTTGATTGTTTTAAAATTGGATATAAGTGTCTTTCAAATGCTCTTGTTAAGGTAGAATTTGATAGGTTGGCGCGGATTCGTGAATTGCAGGCAAAGCCGCAGAGTGTGCAGCGTTCAGATGAGTGGTATCGTGAAACAGCCGAGCTCTTGACAGCAAGTGAACTCTACAATCTCTTTGGTTCACCGAGAGCTCGGGGTCAACTTGTTCTCTGTAAAGTGCCTCGTGATGTGCAAACACTAACGCCAGCACCCGCACCAAAGAAGTCGTGCATGACGGCTGAAATGACTCCCTTTGACTGGGGCACGCGGTTTGAGCCAGTGGCAAAGCAGATTCTCGAAGAGCTGTGGGGTGCCACTATTGTTGACCTTGGTCGTCTAAGACATCCGACAATTTCTTCGCTTGCTGCATCACCTGATGGGCTTATTACTGCAACGGATACGAAGCATCAGGCTCTACTGGGAAACCTGGTGGAGATCAAGTGTCCTTCATCACGAGTTGTGGGTGGTGGCGTCCCGCCCAATTACTGGTATCAGATGCAGCTCCAGATGGAAGTTGCCGAAGTACCCGTCTGTCAATATTGCGAATTCACTTTCAAATCTGCAACAGCACGCGGGCCAATGGAAGAGGCACCATTGAATGCAACGGAAGGGCTGATTTATCTTCTACAAAACCATGATACACTTGATACAAAATATGCATATGGGCCGATTGGAGATACAAAGTGGAATCCACAGCCTGAGGCGCCGTGGCATGTTCTTGAGCGTATTCCGTGGTTTCTAGAGAAGTCATGGATTCATCCTGTATATCGTGATACGGCATGGTTCCAGTCGATTATTCCCTTACTTGATGAGTTTTGGCGAGATGTTGAGAAGGCGAAGCGCGGCGAGTTTATTGCACCTGAATCCTCTGTGAAGCGTAAGTCAGCCGTGTGTGCGATTACTGATTAGAGCATACTCGGCTTATAGAAATTATTGACAAGCTCATGCACAGGCGCAGAGCATGAATCGGGATTTTTGCGGCGATAATTATTCGTCAACTGACTGTAATTTCCAGTGAGTTGTATCCGATTCGCAAAATCACTCTCATAGCACGCCTGTGCATTGAATGCCGTATTGGGCTGATCATCAATAGCTGCATCCTCTAAAACACCTTGGAGTAAGTGATACGGAACACGCGGATTCAGCATTGAATCGGCAGGTCCAGTCACATAGGGAATCGGCATATCACCTACAGGACCAGGGCGTATATCCTGAAATCCACTCAGTTGTTCACGTCGCCTCACCTTTCCAGGTAGGTTATATGTAATAATAAACAAAAAAAGACCAAGTATAATCGTTGAAAGAATCATTAGATCTCTTTTCATTCTCTCCTCTACTAAGGCGTAGCATACTTAAGAGTATAGGCACGGGCCTTTTCATCAAACTCTTGCCGATTTGTCTTATAAATATGAGCAATTTCAGGTACGAGAGGGTCATTTGGATTTGCATCGGTAAGCAGACTCAGAATACTGAGCAAGACTTTGCTGACTGTAAGCGCGGGCGACCATTGATTCTTTAGAATATCAAGGCAAATGCCGCCTGCAGAATTAATATTAGGGTGGTAAATCTTTGTAAGAAAGGTAATAACCGGGGGCTTGAAGGGATAATCTACAGGAAACTGAATTTGCATCTTGAAATAACCTCCGGCATATGGACTATCCGAAGGACCAAAGATGGCACCGCTCCATTTGAAGAGATCATCGCCCGTAGGCCCCGCACTACAATTTGCAGGCGGATCCTTTGTAAGATCATCAATTTCCTTCTTGATGCGACGGAGAGCCATGACTGTATGTACATTCGATTAACGATTGAATGCGCATCAAATTTTTTGGCGCCTTAGTAGAACCATGAACTTCCTGAACCTCCTCGCCGAATTTCTTGGAACCTTTCTTCTCTTAATAAGTATCCTGGCTACGGGTAATGCACTTGTAATTGGTCTGACGCTCGCCCTCATCATCTTCTGCATTGGCGCACTCAGCGGCGGCCATGTGAACCCCGCAGTCTCTCTTGCCATGTTCGTGAATGGTGCACTCTCCGCCAGCGACCTGGCGGGCTATGTCGTCTCACAGGCCCTGGGTGGAGTGGCGGCGGTGTATGTCTTTAAGGCGCTGGCGTAATCCGGTCCATGTACTCAGCAATGGATCTCTCCCCAAGTCCATTGCACCGTAGGCGCGATTCCGCAGAGAATTTTTGAAGAAGACCCTCTTATTCAAAAAGTTTCTACTACACACTAACGGCACCGTGCAACTGCAAGAACTGCCGCAGCCGTTAAAAGTCCCGCCATAACCCAGGCCTCCGTATCAAGACCACTTGAAAATCCTTCTTGTGCAGACTTTGTACAATCTCCTCCAGAATGAGCACTCATAGCAGAGCCATCAGGGCAGAAATTTTTCGCGGCCGCATTAAATTCAGACTGTGTCAAAAAAATTGGTGAACCGCCTGAATCGACATCCTGAACCCACTGAGTCTGCATAGGCTGACCACTGCTACGGTCAATTGGCCCAACAATCCAAGGAGTTCCATCGGATGCACTCGTTGCACCTTTGGTGTCTCCTACCGGCTTTGTCACTTTTCGGCATTTCGGATATCCCGATCCAAGGATTGCATTCATCACCGGTACTGGATTTAGAGCGTCCTCTGCATCTTCCATCATTCCTGGCGCCAGACCACGGAGTCCTGGAAGTCCTGCAGAGGCCAGTCCAGCCTTCACTTTGGGTCCAAGCGCCTCCCCTGTTGGAATTCCATTTACATAATACCACATGTCGGCCCCATTATCGCACTGCAGCCCAGTTTTAATAAAATAATTTACACCGAGGGGCCTTAGTGCACTCAGTCCATTTGTTAGACTGCTGCTGCTCTGACCAAATCCAATCATGTCTACATAAAAGGCCGCACCCTTTACTGCCCCAATTACATCATCCATGTTATTTCCACGATGAACACCCGCCGCTCCAGGAAGTGGCAGTTCATCTGCAAAATCATATTTGGGCCCAGTAAACCCGGGTGTATTTGTGCTCACTTCTGCTGTGGGGAGAATCGACATCCCTCCTCTGCTATTCTACAAGTAAAAGAATACCGATTCCAAAAAGAGAACAGAATACACCTACTATCTTCAAATAACTGAGTTTCTCTTCAAAGACAATCCAACCGATAAGGAACATAAAAAGTGTGCTGAACACATTCCATACAAAATTCACAATACCAATACCTTGCCATTCAAGCGCCTTAGAAAGCAGTGGTACAACTGCACAGGCATAAATGGCTGCCGCATAGATAATGTTCCATTTTCCTCCAATACGTAGCAAACTCAGGGCTCCCGCTTCAATTGTACTTAGGAGAGCAATCCAAGGCATAGCGCTTAAAAGGGCGGTGTCCAGCGGTATCATTAAATTTGATTGCGTTTTTCTTTCTGAAATCTAATCTTAAGAATATTCCAAATGGATTCACTCTTTCCAGGTCGAGTTCACCACAAGCCAGTTCCAGAGTTTGCCTGGGCATGGTGTGATGAAGAAAGTCCCAGCAAACCTACAAAATCAGCCTGCGCATGCGCCGCATCTGAAGACACAATTATTCATGAAGATCTAAATGTATGTACCCTCTGTGGGGATGTTAAAAACAGAAGTATCGAGTCAGGCGCTGAGTATCGCTTCTTCGGGCATGATGACCGAAGCAGCAACGATCCGTGTCGTGTAGGAGCACCAACCGATTTCCGTTTTCCTTCTTCTTCGCTAGGTACTATTATTCTTACAAAAAGTTCAGGTGGCCCCAGCACAGCGCGCGCCGCGATGGCTCGTATCCGCCGTTATCACACATGGAATATGCTTCCATACCGCGAACGAGCACTCTTACAAGTCTATGAAATGCTGGCACTCGCTGCGACTAACCATGGCCTTGACCAGAGTGTAATTGATAATGCGAAGGATCTCTATGTTCAACTTGTTGAGCACTGTGATAAGCGAGGTCTTTCACGCACCAGTGTTATTGCAAGTTGTATGTATGCATCACTGAAGAAGGTCGGACAACCCCGAAAGCCGAAGGAGGTCGCCGATATGTTCCATCTGACCACTGGTCAGTTTACCAAGTCATTCAAGTATTTTCAAGAAGTCCTCGCAATTGCACTGCAGCGCGGACTTATTCAGCAGACTTCAACGCCTTCGAATCTGGAAAGCACCCGGGCTCGCGACTATATTCACTACCCTCTCAGTCAACTTGCAATTCCTCGTAATAAGTTTGAGGAGATCTCCGCAATTGCTACGACTCTTTGCGACTACATTGAAGATAATGAGCTAAGCCCCGAGAATATGCCACCTTCACTTGGCGCGGGCGTAATTGGATTTCTCCTACAGCGTCGTGGTCTTACCGAAGTTAGTTACGAACGTATTGCAGGAGTTTGTGGAGTAAGTGAAGGTACACTACAGAAGTGTCTACGCCGCCTCGAAACTCATAAGAAGCGCCTTGAAACTTTAATTCCAAAGTCAGTCTAGAATGGGTGCGGGTCAATCAATCCCAGCGGGAATGCCTTCGAGAGAGGCACTAAAAAGTAAAACAGCTCCAACACAGGCCATTGTAAATAGTCTTTTCATCTGGATGTTGGATAACACAGATATTCAGGACCTCCTAAAACTTGCCGATCAGCGCAGATGTAAGGACTATATTTTCTTTACAAAACGCGCGCTTGAAAAGTTCTTTTATAAACTGCAACTTGAACCCAAACTAGGAAATCAAGATGTACTCTATTTTGATTCGGTGAAACGGCTGACCTTCTCGGATGAAGAGTCTCTCAAAGGCCGTGGTGATCTGAAGACCTACCGTGATAGTCTCTGTCTACAAATTGCCTTCTTCTATGTTCGTATTATCCAGATTTTTGGTGCACTTGCACTCACTGTAATTGATGCTCTTCCTGATGCTGAGCCGCAGACCGCAGATTTCCGTGCGGCGATTCAAGCGAATCCTATGGGCCGTCGTGCCCCGCCTGGATTTATTGGTGGTGCGGCCACCGAAGAGGACCGCGCAGAACTCGGTGAATTTTACACGGTTGCGAAAAATTACTTCACAGCCATTCCTGCCACAAATCTCTATGTAATCTCTTCAAGAAGCTCTGCGGCAATTCCTCGCGACCCGTCGACTACGGTTGGTACACTACTCTTTGACCCTAATAAGAATAAGAATGTGCTGTACCGTCCTCGCGCTGATATTCTAGTGGAGGCGAGTGTCTCCATTGAAAATCTTCGCACAGGTGATTCCTATACACTTCGCATTGATGATATAACTATCAATGGAAGCCGCAAGGATACAACCTATAATCTCGGATTCAGAATTTCACGAGGAGGAGAGTATGCCTACAATAACACGAATTTTTCAACTGCACTTGCAACTGTCATGGGGAATGCATCACGCGGTGTACAGGCGTATGCACGCCCTGAAGATCTGCGCCGTCGTACAGAAGGCAGTTCAGATGATGCTGGCGTTGTTCAGGGTCTCTCCTACACTGGCATTTTCAAGTATCTCAAAGAGAAACCTAAGGCGTATTGTGTTGCCCGTGCCATTCAACTGCTCAGCCCCACTCTGATTGATTCCATGCGTAAAGATACACCCCTTAAAAGTAGTGTCTGTTTCTATTCACCGATGCCTGGAATTCCAGATACGGTGCCTAACTATGGACAAGTCATCACAAAGCATTCTCCAGGACTCCGTGCCCTCAATCAACTCTTCTTTGATATGGTCCAGGGAAATCTACCCAAAATTAGCGAGGAGGTGAAACCTAAGTACAAGAAATTTACTGAGCTCATGCAGGTGATTTTTGTGCCGCCACCACCCTCTCGTGATGCACCCGATCAGCTCGATAAAGTAATTAGCAAACCATTCTACCAATGCGAAACTCCTGATATGAAAGATAAGGAGATTTTTGTAAAAAATGCCGAGGCGATTCGTAAAGTACGTCAGAGTATTGCGGCCCTTTTATCCTATCAAATCAAACACACAGCAACAGTCATGCAATTTCTCCCAAAACTCTTTGTCCTTGATAAAGAGGGCAAAATCAAGGGAATTCAGCCGAACGTCATGAAGGGTGGAATTCCGCGTGTAAATCAACTGGCCGATGAGGCGCGCAATATGCTTTCAGAATATTACAAATTCTGCGAGGGCACGTATCGTTTGGGAGCCCTTGAAATCCTCAAGGCGCCTGGAAATGTGGCGATGGCACGTCCCAGGACCTCCTAAAACCAGAACCAGGGTCGCACTGTAAAAAATTGCCGAGGATTTAGGTTGTAGATGTAATAATAATAGGGTGCATCTGTTTGCCAACCTTTTTTCTTATCATGAGGAAATGTGCTGTCCATAAGTAATATCTTATAGCCAGAACTATTCAAAATAGTCTCCATAGCCTGTGCATACTCATCTAGAGACGCATCGCGATGTCCCTCATTTGCAATAGACCACCAGGATAGTACTTCTCCCATTCGGTGATCTGTCCCCTTTTCTACAGAAAATGTATCTGTAATTGCCACATAGAAACTAAAAAAATTTCCAGTGTATTTGAAAAGTTGTGTATCCTGAGAGAATTTTTCAGGACGTGTTCCAATTGCAAAATTAGCAGTTGCTAATTTAATTGCATCGTAATGAGGCCATTCTCTATGCTCGGCATGAATATGTTCAACTAAATTATTTATAGTAGTTTCGACTGAACGAGCAATATAGCGTCCGCTCCAAATTGGAGGTACAACTCTAAGAGGTGTAAGTTCTTTTTGAAAAAAATGCACAAACCGTCCCTGTTGACTTGTACGATAGCGAACATACTTTAAAAGTGCAGAACCAAGTCCTGATTTATGAAGACTTGGTAAAATACAGAAAAAATCAATAAATCCTGTATTTTTTACAGACGAGGAGCGAATCTTCTGACCATGTGCTTCAAAAAAGCGGCATTCTCCAAGCGGACGACTTACAATACACCCTAATACTTCTCCACTTGTGCCCGCAGAATAGATAATACACCATTCTTCAGCGATTCCTTTGCGAATCCGCTCAGCAGAGAGCGTACATACGGTGCGTTCAGTAATTTTAAAATACTTTCGCAGAAAGGCGGCAATTTTCTCAGAATCTCGCTCAGTGGCTTGATGAAGAGTATGAGAATAAGCGCCTGTAGGAACTTCAAGTTTAATTCTATCAATTGGAAATGCATGTACAGAACCGGTACAGACAAACATGGACCAAAAAAAATCGGCCCAAGTGGGCCCTGGACTTTGTCCCCAAAAAGACATCCTATTGGAGAATATAGATATACTCTAAGTAGAATGCAAAACGATGCGTCAGGAAATGATGTATTGACAAGTTGGCCCGGTGGTGTAGGTACGCTGGCAAAGATTCCGACGGGGCCTGTTTCTGTTGGCGGCCGCAGAAAAACACGCCGTAATCGTAAAAATCGTAAGCAGACTCGCAAGAATCGTAATCGCAAAAGCCGCCGCGTAAATCGCCAGCGTAAGTAGATGGGTTTCTTTGATTGGCTAACGGGCAGAAAGAATGCTCCAGCAAATAACCGCAAGAATATGCTCCCGGCCGCGCCTGCGGCAAATGTAGCTGCTGCGCCTCCTTTTGGCCAACAACATACAATTGGTGGTCGCCGCTCTAAACACACCATGAAGAATCGTAAGACAAATAGAGGTCGCAAGGCTTCGCGTAAGAATCGCAAAGGCGCCTGCTAAAAATTGACTCAAATCGTGAAATGTTTTAAAGTACAACTCTAAAACATGTCAGAAAATCCAGTAAAATCCACCCGATGCGCATTCCCTGCTTGTAAGAAGAAGGTTGGCCTTCTCGGATTTACCTGTAAGTGTGAAAAGACCTATTGCTCCGGCCATCGCCAGGCGGAAATGCATCTCTGTACATTTAATTATCTTGCTGAATCAAAAGCCAATCTACTAAAATATATGAGTACGGCTGTGATTGCACCGAAGATTGAGGCACTATAATGCCTGCTGATTCAAATACAATACAAGTAGACTCGGCGACCATTTACCCATCATTTTTGTTCTCTTTGGGTCAAACCATGCAAGTGCATCCTTTTCACGCACATCCTTACGTAAACGTGCAAACGCTTTCGGATGCTCATTCAGCCATTCAAACTCGGCGAGAGCATTATCAATTTCACCCGCAGTTACGGTTCCACGGAAGCAGTGATACTGAAAATAGGTATTCGGCGGATAATCCTTCTCCTGTGCCTGTAATACAAGTCCCGTATATTGTAAATTATCTATCTTTTTTATTTTTGCCTCCTCTTCAACTTCACGTGCAACATTCTCCGCAAGAATATCTAAAATATTCCATGTGGGATGAGCAAGCCCATCCTTCCCCTCCATTTGCCCTTTCGGAGGTTCCCAGACGGCTCCATTTGGCTGAGCCTGATAGCGTTTTACTACAAGAAACCGCTTCGGATCAGGATTACCTTCTTCATGTAAAAAAGTACATGCACGAAGAAATACCTTCCAACCTTCCGTAGGATGCTCAACATAGAAATACCGCTTATGAGGAGCAAAGGCAAGGCGCTCAGCACCGCGTCGGAGACCTGGTTGATGGACGTCGAATATTTGGGACATGCGTCTCTAATCATTACGGATGCTTAAAAATCAGCAGGTACGCATATTCAAATCCTATTGTTGTCAGGTCAATATAGGACTTGTATTCCCAGCCAACCACCTTTGCAGTCTTTACAATCTCTTCAATGGCCGGCATCACAAATACGTGTTTTTGCCTGCGAACGGAGCCATCCTTGAAACGGAAGGTCTCGCGGAACTCGGCTACAGGGTCAATAAGATCAAACTTGCCTTCGTATTCGAACTTATCAAAGGTGACTTTGCTCTGTGTAACTCTCTCTTTTGAATACTTCTGGAGACTGAATCCCATCCATGGCGCAGACGAGTCCAACATCGGGTCAAACTTGTATTTATTCACTACCTCCACGGCAATCATTCCTCCAGGAGCCACCCATACAAAAAGATTGCGGAAAAGAGCTTCAATGTCATGGATATAGTAAGTTACAAAATAAAAGACAATCGCATTGGTCACTTCACCAGGGGCCAGTGCACTCGGATTGAGTAAGTCCGATTGACGATACTCAATAAGATCTTTCTGAGCCTGTGCCAGCGTAGATTGCTCAAGAGTAACTGTCTTTGCACGATGAAGCATAGCAGGGCTCACATCCACCGCAATCACTTTTGCGGGATTCATTTTAGCCAATGCCGCAGTCACAATACCTGTTCCACAACCGGCATCCAAGATTCGCATATCGGTGATTTTTTTTCCTTCAACGCTAAATGCATGAAGTGCAAGTCCGAGTTCAGCCTGGAGACGATTTGAACCCTGGGCGAGTTGGTCGTAGACTTTACTGTAAAAATCATCGAATAATTCTGGAGCCTCGAGCCACTTCACTTCCGATTCTTTGGCCATCGTGGCCTTTGCATCTTCAAATCCTTCAAGGGCCCCCGAGGCCCAAGGCACCACCTTATTACGACTTATCCACACGTGCACTAAATAATGAAGTAAAAGCAATCCAAAAACAATTAAAAAGAGAATTGTTGTTGGCTCCATACTGTAGCACTACCTACTTCTTTAGTGTCTTTTTGTTCGTACTGCGCGACCGCTTACGACATGTAATCGCCCTTTTAGATTTTGCACATCCACTTCGATGGTCCGCGAGTGTACGACACAAATCAGCAAATCGTGTACGATTCTGTAATTCAAGTTGAGACTCCATTGTACACCGTAAACGCCAGAGTGCCTTTAAAAGTGCCCAACGGTTTCCTGTGTGCGCTCGTAAACCCACTTTGCGAGCCTCCTTCTCCCAGAGTCTCCGCCACTCAAGATACGGTAAACTATCTCCAATGGCCGCCCAAAAACGGCGATAATAAGGAACTCTTTCTTCAGGCCGTAAAAGATTCCATTCATTCAGGTCCTCATCTGTCATACCGGGACTTCGTGGAGGTGCATCAGGTAATGCCGTTGTCTTAAGTGACTCTTTAGAAAGCGGGTGATTTTCAGCAATACTAAACAAGAAGGTCCATCCTGGAAAATGTGTCTGCGTGCATCCACTTGAAAGGGAATCCATATAGAATGACTTTACTGATTCAAAGCAAGGATCTGGTGAAACATCTTGACCCTGTTTACGGAGTTTGTCATTTACGGCATTGTGAATTCTCCAGAGCCAGTGGGATAATCCCTCGCGGCCAGTTAAATCAATAGGGTCACTTTTCATGTAGGTTGTTAAACTAGCACGACAGAACTTACAGGGCAGGACAAAGGGCAACATTTCAAAAAGTTCTTTAACCGCCTGTTTTTGTTCAGGTTCATAGGCAAATGTAATTTGATGGAGACATTCCCATCCTGATGGACCCCAGAATCGTGTATCCATCCCCCTACTTTTATCTTATAAAAGAGAAGTAGAATGTTAGGGCTACTTCTTATTATAGTGCATTTGATTTGTATTCACGGAACTATTCTGATGCTGACATTCAGCACAAGTCTTATTGTAGTCGGATTAATGACCTTTTTCACATTTATTGTTTTTATTCAGTGTCTCCTTTTTAACGGATGTATCCTAACTCATCACGAAAGTCTAGTTCCTGGACTAAATCAAAAAATGACCGAGTTTGTAAAGGCTCGCCTTGGAGTAAAAGCAGAGATTCCAAATGGAGCCTTGGAGAAAGTCTTTGTTGGTGTTACACTCTTTTTCTTTTTAATCAAGTTAACGGCACTCTCCTTTGGTTGGGTTCCCGTTCAAAAGAGAATTGACGGACTTTTTCCAAGCGTTTAGTGGATCCTACAAAGTAGAATGGAGCGAGCCACAGAGTTTCTCCAAGCATATGGCCCATTTTTAGTGATTACAATAAGTCTCTTCACGTATCTTGGTGTTCCCGAATACGGTTGGCCCATTGCCTTTTTACAAACACTTTTCTTATTATTTTGGTCATATGCTGGACATCGTTGGTGTCATATGCCTGATATGCCAGTTTACTTAATAAATCCGCATGTACAACTGCATCATAATCATGCGATTGATTTACCCCGTTGGTTGGGGCTACTTCTCGAGGCCTTTGTCAATTTCTTCGGATTTGCTGTGCTACTTGTCGCTGAATGGCTCCTTGGAGTCAAGCTGTTTAGCACCTGGATTGTCCTCGCAGCGGCCTTTTTGTATATCTGCATCCATATTCTCGATTACAGTATCTGGCCAAATTCTGAGCACCAGTCTCATCATGCAAAAGCCACGTGTAGTTATAGCCCGCAGTTCATGGATGTTCTATTCAATACACGCTGTGATCCGACGAAGCCTTATGATGATTTTAATCTGAAGATTCCTCACGCAATCGTCAGTTTCGCTCTCGCATTTGCACTTCGTGAAAATGAGACAACTTTTACATTTATTAATAGTCTTACGCCATCCCAAAGCCACTGATTCCTAGAGGAGCCAGGTAGGGGCGTACAGAGGATGCATGAGTCTCCTCGGCCTTGCACTTGACTGTCGTCGGCGGGCAGACAGGACGCGGGCACGGCGCAGGCGGTGGGCACTTGGTCGGCGCAGGGCACTGCACATCAGGGCAACGCGGACGCGGGCACGGCGGGCAATCACCACACTGCTTCGAGCAGGCACTGCTGTCAATGATGACAGGCTGCGGCTTCGGGATACTACTCTTAAGCACATACTTACTTAAATCAGGGACTGGAGGACACTCTGACTTAAGCATATAATTGGTCATATCGGGGCACTGCTGGCAAGGGGGTACAGTTGACTTAAGAACATACTTGCTCATATCGGGTTGCATGCATGGAGGGCACTGAGTACCCGCCTGGCAGCCGCACGGACTACGCCCACAGCGGCTACAGCCACCGGTGAATCCTTCACGGCTGGTCTTTTTAAAATAGGCTCCCATAAAGACACCCAGAAGGAGGGTGACTAATAAAATGAGTCCTGCGCTTTGTGTGGTATTCATTCCTTTCCTACCTAAGAAGGGTTTTTATTGCTTCCAGCCAGGCCAGTCAACAGGAGGGCAGCCGCATGTTTCGGGAAGTCCTTCATCAAGTGTTGTCTTAAGACGATTACAGACCATCTTTGCATATCCGCGCCAACTGAAATCCTGGCCAACTTTTGAGACATTGGCGAGACAACCAAAATCGGCGGGGTCGAGCCCACGGAGACGCACAGATTCGCAGATTTGGGAGGCGCGATCCTTCCAATTAAACTGCTGTGTGGGTGGTTCAGGTAGAGTTGGACGAACGCCGGAAGTTTCACCTTGCGCAAAGCGCTGGTTGCTATCACCTTTCTGTATTTGCGCTATGGCCTGATCAAATGCTCCACGAGTTGAAGGAGGCATCTGGAGCTGGGGAGAGCCGAGTTGGAATTGGGCCCCAGGAACATTTGTCGTGGCTCCCAGGCTTGAACCGCCAACAGGGGAGTATTTCATGTTGATATCCCATGAGAGGCCCTTTCCATAGTTTTGTAGTAAAACATTTGCCAAGGCCGCTCCTGAAATATCCCCACCAACATATGCGGGAAATAGATTTGACATTGAACTTGGGGCCTGGATTGAATCAAGAAAATTGCTTACAGGACTCGCGGGATTTGAAATTTTGGGGAGAAAATTCTTGAGGTCCGCAGTTGTAATCGGAACATCTGCCGGTTGAAGAGTATTGTTTTGAAGTTGTGTTATATAATTTCCAATCTGCTGCTGAATCTTTGTCAGAATGTTGACCCGTGCCTGAAAACTCGGGTCTGTTGTTCCACTTGCTTGAAGACGAGCAATCTCTACACTGATTTTTGTATTTGCATCTTTAAGGTCATCAAGTGTCGCCTTCGGCGATGCCGTTGAGTCTTCAAATCCCTCTATGGAACCAGTATTCATAGAGCGCGCCTTTTTTTGTAGATACGTCAGATTTACACGGATTTCATGAACATCTTCTACAGTGAGCGTCGTATCGATTCCAGGATTGCGATTTAAGAAAGCAACTTCATCTTCAATGCGTTGAAGGTCGCCACGAAATGTATTCAGAGGAAGACTAATAGCAGGATCTGAAGTATCTTCTAGCTTTTCAAGCTCAAAAGCCTTGAATCCGTGCATATCTTGAAGAAGTGAATAGAGGATTACATATTTAGACTTGTCAAGTGCAGGATCCTGGAAGGGGCGTGATGTAACATCTGACGTCTGTCCAATAGGCGCCGATAAAATCTGCGTTGAAGGCTCGGTGTAAGGCATCGCCTTCGCTCCAGCATTAATCGGCTGTGCTGGAGGACCGGGTGTAGGGATTACAAGGGGTTGAAAACCCTCCTTTGTTGGCATTGTCTGGGAGGCAACCACAACAAATATAGCAAGTACTAAAACGAGTCCAAAAAAGAGAAGACCGTTTCCCATCTACCACATTTAAGTATTATTTTAGAGGCTACATGCGTAGCAAGGAATGGAGTCCTTGCGGATGTATTCCTGGTTGTATTGAATGTTATTCTGGGCCGTACTGAAGTCAGTGCCCTGCTGCAGAGAGGGTGAGCAACTTGTGCTATCGGTTGACTGCGTAGTTGTAGTTGTGCTAGTCGGTGTAGTGGTCGCCTGGGCCTGAATGGCTTTATTAATGTCATCTAGAAGCATGGGGCGGAACTGATTGTAGAAATCCTGACCAGCAGTCGTTGAAGCAGGAGGATTATTTGAAGGAGTGGCAGGTGCTGAAGGAGGCGCACTTGTTCCCGTGGCCGTACTTCCAAATAATTTAATTAAGTCTGATAGGCTTAGATTAATCATTCCTTGGCCGCTCGTGCTCACAGTATTTCCAGAAGCATCTGTGGTGTTTCCAGAAGCATCTGTGGTACTTGTAGTATTTGTGGTATTTGTGGTATTTGTGGTACTTGTGGTTGTGGTCGTAGGAGGAAGAATCGTTGCCCCTGTCCCCGTATCAAAAGTCGGTTTAGTTCCAGAATAACCTCCCCATTGATTTCCTAATTGTGAACTAACTGCGCTTGTATCAACATCAACATCAACATTGCCCAAATACGACCCAGTATACCCACCAGTACTAAGACCACCTGTCCCGCGATTTCCAACACCGTGGGCAGCAGTAGTGCCAGTGTTTGATACTAAATTGAAATTCGTCCAAACACCAGCACCATTAAATGCCCATCCCTTACAGGCTGCGGGAACTGAACCACATACGCCACCATTCGGATCTGTTACAACACCAGTAATATTTGGTAAATAGCCACATGTAGAGGGAACAGCTGTTCCTTGGGGGTCAAGAACTGTTCCATCTGAACAACCGACTGAGTAGGCACCTGGTTTACGAGCACATGCAGGATCTGTAAAGGCTTCTACGCGCCGAAGTTGTATGAAGACAACTGCTATGAGTAATAGCAGTGGAATCAGTATCTTCCACATCTATCTACAGTAGGCAAAATTTGATGGTTTCATAAGTATACATACCAAGTACAATGCTAAAAACACGCTATTCTAATGACTCAAAGATTGAAGCAGGTGTAGATGAGGTTGGCCGAGGATGTCTTTGGGGACCACTTGTTTCGGGAGCCGTAGTGTGGCTTCCTGAAGAGGAATGGACAGAGGAGATTCGTGAACTCAGTCCGCAAATTAAGGACAGCAAGAAACTCTCTGCAAAGCGTCGAACGAAACTCGCTGCAGCAATCGAAGGGGCGGCACTTGATATTGGCATTGGTCGCGTAGAAGCCACTGAAATTGACGCAATCGGTATGACTCGCGCCAATCAGCTGGCCTTTGAACGGGCGGTGGCAAGTCTAACGGTTGAACCTGAACGACTTCTTATTGATGGAATTCTACCACTTAGTTCTTGGACTGATGAACAGCATACAATTATTGAAGGTGACGCAGAGTATGTGCCAATTGCCGCGGCATCCATTGTAGCCAAAGTCTATCGTGATTCATGGGTTGAGGAATGGTGCACTGCACATGCGGCCACAGCAGCAACCTACGGACTTGCGTCAAGTAAGGGATATGGAACAGCTGTCCACAGACAGGCAGTCAAGGATCATGGTATTCTTGAGCAACACAGACGCCTTTTCCTACGAAAGATTGTGGGTGAGCATGTATATGAAACACCTACAAGAACTATCAATCAATATCTAATTCATGATGAATAGGGCATTGGTTGATTACACATCCGCTATCTAACGGCGGCCCGCACGGCGGCTGCCCTTGCGCCCGCGGCGCGTTCCGCGGCGGCCACCCATTATCTCATTCTTGCGCATGTTGCCATTCTTGCGGTTGTTCGCCTTGCGGTTCTTGCGGGAGAACTCGCCATTCTTGCGGTTCTTGCGCAGGTTGTTGCCCTTACGGTTCTTGCGAGTGTTGCCGAACATTTTATATTCAGTACTCACATTTTTTGTTGCCAGGCCAGAAGAATTGCCAAGTCTGTAGCTCGTTCATCCAGTAGACTGGTCCCAGCCACAAAATGCCCCTCGTCCTCCGAATACGCCAAGAGTTTCTCAGACTCTTCGCGGCCTCCTCGAGCCCTTGTAATCCACTTCACAGGTTCATAGGGCAAGACCTCCTGGTCATTTTCTCCAGTTCGCATTAATACGCGTAGACCAGGAAGCCCGCGTTCAGGAATGCGGTCAACCGGAGAAATACGAGCCAGCGTTGCCAGGTCGACAAGTTTCTCTGCCGGATTTCCAAATTCCTCGTATTCCATCTCTGTCAAGGGTAGGCTCGGATTTGTTGTCGTTCGTAATACATCAAGATATGGCACCTCACCATAAACAGTTCCAAAAAGTTGTGTACCGTATTTGGCTGCAAGGCTTCCAATGAGTATGCCTCCAGCAGAACGACCGTAGACGACTGTTTTCTTTGGCGAGATACCCGTAAATGTCTGTGCATCATGAATTACATCTTCAAAGTCATTCAATGCACATTCACGGCGCCATGTACGCGCGGCATCAGCCCATGCAATCGTATGATCTCCACCTCCACGAACAAGTGCAAAGACTACCGTCCACCCTCGCATAAGAAGTGGAAACCAACGTGCAGTGCTCAATTGAGTACTCATACCGTATGCCCCATATCCTATAACTAAGAGTCCCTTCGATACAGCACCGCGTTGAACAAGAATATACGGAACACGGCGCGCAGTGAATCTCCGTGAAGCCATTGCGTACGAAGGCAACAGTGGAATTACAGGTTTCTCCTTTTCAATCTGAATAGAGACTCGCCCAGTTCCAGGAATTGTAAGGATAAGTGGAGCATCCTCAACTAAGTCATTAAACTGAATTTGATAGAGACCACGGAGATGCAATCTCGGTTCATGCACTCCACATTTCCAAAGAGAGCGTTCGCCATGCATACGACTAACAAGAAGTCCCCGTCCAACAGAAATGCTCTCTGGCGTTCCCCTGGGCAACTTCCATTTTGCGAGAGTTCCGTGGCCTTGCCAACGGTCTGTTCCACGACCCACTGTCGCTAGATAATTACGGCCCTGTCCAAGCACAAAGAAGCCCTGAAGTCCAAGAGTTCGTAGACCTCCGCGCTCAATCAGAAAGGCCTCCTGAAGTCCAGAATTTTCACGAACCATATAGCCACCCCGCACTAACCCCAAATTCCAGCGAGGATTCTGTTCTTCATAGATAACTTTGCGGTCGCCACCGGTGGCAGCATCTACACTTACAAGTCGATAGTACCAGAGTGACTTCTTCGCTTCAAGAAAATAGCAACGCCCATGAAGCACAAGAACATGTGGACCGGCACCTTTATGAGTCCAGACCGGTTCCTTTGAACTGTACTTCCAATAGGATATCTCATAGGCCTCGGCGCCCTTTCCAGAATCGGTGACTTCCCATACATTATTGTTACATATAGCAATATCTCGTGCAGACCGGAGACTTGTGAGATCTGTTTTCCATTCAATCGCCATTTGAGTAATGATGGTAAACTCAACCTTTCCAAGGGTTGTACTTTCGCGTTTTTCAAGTGAACCTGCATAGACCAATTCCTTTAGGAGATTCTCTTTTTCACTCGGAACTATTAGAGTTTTACATGCATCCTGAAATCGTTTGCCCTCATTACGTAGTACAGTGTTCCAACGTGACCCCCTCATTGTCTCCATCCATGCCAATGGATCGGACCATTTTAAAAATCCAATGTCTCGAACTTCAGACATCGTGCGCCTAAACGCTCTACTTGATTGTGCGATAGATGTCTGTGGAAGTTACTCTTGTTTACAATCGCTCCAATCCTTTCGGAATTGCGGAAGATTCGAAGGTGATTGAGGGACTTCTTAAGGAGATGGGCACAGATTTTGCTCCTGCACGTCATGTAGACCGTCTTGAGCCGCCGATGCCGATGGATGTCTGTATTCATCTTGAGATGCCGTGTACAACTTGGATGCCGTGGGCGCGTGTAAATATTCTCATGGTGAATCCTGAGTGGTGGGTGCCCGCATGGGACTGTCTCCTTCCTCGGTTTGATGCGGTCTATGTAAAGACTGAGGGCATCGCCAATCTTGAGAAGGCGACGTTTGTTCCGTGGCGACCGGCTGTGACTCCTGCGGCCTTTCCAGGCTCCCAGTCAACAAATCTTGCGGATGGATGTCTCTGGCTTCTGGGCGGTTCAGCGAACAAGCGTGCTGCAGCGACTGCTTTACTGCCGTACTGGACAGCTGAGATGCCGAAACTGGAGGTCTATACGACGAGCCCCCTGGATGTGACCGGCCTTGCTCCCAATGTAACTGTGTATGTAAAGGACCTGGATGAACCTACGCGCCGTCGTCTTCAGTCTTTTTATCCTGTTCATCTTGCTGTGAGTCAATCTGAAGGATTTGGTCTTGCCGCTGTAGAAGCCGAGGCTGCGGGGGCCTATGTGATTGTAAATACGATTCCTGCCTACAAGACGGCATTTAGTTCATGTGCGCATGTCGGTTGGATTCACACACCAACGACTTTGTCGCCGACCTATACTCGTGCAGAGTTTGCTGATCTGAGCGGAGGTCTTCTTACAGCGACCAAGGACCTCGGTGCCATTTTTGCCCATCTTCATAGCGTAGATTTTGCCGAGATTCGTCTTGAGCAGAAGCGCGCTGCAGTGGCTCGTGCGGCCAATTTTAAGAATACGATGGTTCCTCTTCTGAAGCAGCTTGTTCTCGATGTACGGGCTCTTAAGAAGGCTTCAAAGCAAGTGCTTCCTCCAGCACTTCCTTTTGATTCGTGTCCTGAGATTAGTATTGTAACGCTTACACGGAACCGCCGTAAGTTTATTGACCTAGCCTTTCACAATATTCTGATGTGTGACTATCCGAAGGATAAGATTGAGTGGGTAATTGTAGATGATAGTGATGACCCTGGCGAGAGCGTATCCGATAAAATCAATCAATTTGCCAATCGTGCGCCTGTAGCACGCGTAGTCTATGTGCCATTGAATCAAACCTTTACAATTGGTGGAAAGCGAAATATTGGTGTAGAGCGTGCTACGAACAGTATTATTATGTTCATGGATGATGATGACCACTACCCTGCAACCTCGTTCCGTCGCCGTGTCTCCTGGCTCACTCTGCACCCTTGGAAGCCGAAGGCCGTTGCGTGCTCAACAATTGCATGCTATGATCTTGTGAAGGGTGTCAGTGCAGTGAATACACCGCCGTGGGAACTTTCACCTGCTCAGAGAATCTCAGAGGCGACACTCGTTTTCTACAAGAGTTTCTGGGAAGATAAGCGCTTCCCTTTTACAAATGTATCTGAGGGACAGGGATTCCTGGAGGGTCGTGAAGGAGATCTTCTAGATATTCCTCCGCAGCAGATTCTTGTAGCTTTTAGTCATCAGGGAAATTCAAGCGGGCGTCGTATTCCTGCTGCCGCGGATATGAAGCCTGGTTGTTTTTGGAATTTTCCGAAGGAGTATCTTGTCTGGATTCACAAGATGGCGGGAGTTGAAGTGGAGGAGGAGCCAATTAAGATCCAGACTTAAGTGTTCGCCTTTTAGAGCGATTACGGCGTTTGCGTGAACCACCTCTAACCATCTGTGCCATTTGAGGCATCATGGTCGGCATTTGAGGCACTTTTGGCATACCAGGAATTTCCGCAACAGTGGGTATCTGAGGGACGGCTGGCATTTGTGGCATAGTTGGCATCTGGGGCATACCAGGAATTGCCGCAACAGTGGGTATCTGAGGGACGGCTGGCATTGTAGGCATTTGTGGAACTGTTGGCATCTGGGGCATACCAGGAATTGCCGCAACAGTAGGCATTTGAGGCACGGCTGGCATTTGTGGCATTGTAGGCATACCAGGAATTGCCGCAACAGTAGGCAATGTAATCTCAGGCTTCACAAACTCCGTCGCAGATTCTGCAAGTGACTTCGAAACACCACCACATGTCTCCTCAACATCTTCGGGCGTCGTAGGAAGATTCATTAAATCCAAGACAAGTCGCAACGGTGGATTGGCAATCATGGGCTCAATAATCTGCCGCATCTCCGTTGAACAGGCAATTTCAGGAATACGAATCATCATCTGTAAATTCTGTATATCATCGAGACTCGGCACGCCCGCTTCAGACAAATGCTTCATCTTCACCTCTACACCAGCCGTCGCAGCCGCCTGTTGTACTTGTGCTCCTGCTGCATCCATTTTCTGATTAAACTCAACAACGGATTGACGAATCTTATCAAAAAACTCCTCCATAGATGCACGAAGCGCATCAGGCGCAAAGGTGGCAAACATCCAGAGTACAGAACCAATAAGGAGCGACTTCGTTGACCTGTAGATATTCAGACTCAGTTGACGCCGTAGATCAGGCGATACAAGTTCCGCCAGATTTACAAAAAAACGGCCAGCTACACTGATTCCCATTCCAGTCTTGTTAAAAAGTCCCATCAAACTCAACATGGCCTGCTTGAAATTTCCCCGAATCGTATCGAGAACAAATTGTAGAAGCGAAGTGATGAATCGAAACGTCGAACTATCTCCAGGAAGTACAGTCAACCAGAGACGCAGCATCTCAACTGCGTATGATGCGAGAGGAAGTATTGTGCGACGCGGAATAACATATGGAATCGGCGGAATCACAGGAGGAACAGATACGATGCCGCGAATATCAGGACCCGATTGAACTGCTTGGACAACACCGAGTGCATCTGAAATCTCCTTCCATTGAACATCGTAGTCAGTAAGTTTATTCTGCAAGGCAAAATATGCGGCATCTAGACTGACATCCTTCGGATCAATTTGCATTCCAGCAGGCATTGCAAAGTTAGGGGTCGGAATAATCGGTGGAAAGTCTGCAGGCAATGCACCGCCTTTCTGTACATGGCCAAGGTCGTGGGACTTCAGATACTCGGCCATTGTACCAAACGATTCTTCTACAAATTTTCCTTCAGAATCAGAAAAGAGCGGTCCATCTTTTCCCTGCAGCCCACTCGCCCAACCCTCCTGTCCATTTGAATGTCTCCAGGCATAAAAAACGGAACAGATTGCCTCAAATGTTTTGTAGATATGGTCGGGAACTGAATCTGGATTTTTTTCAACTTCTTGTGCGGCCTCTTCTAATAATGCGGACAGTTGCTGTCTGCTCTTTTTCTTATCGGCCATCCTACAGTAGAATCACTTATTTCCTTAGGACGAGCATGTAACGCAGCCCTTTGCCTGCTCCTCCTCATACTCCTTGGCCAACTGCGCAAGCCGAGCAGCACGAGCCGCCTTCTTTTCAGCTTCAGTCGGCTGGGCAATAGGGCTCTCCTCCTCATCAGATGACTCATAGGCGACACTTCCGCCTTCATCTGACATCTGCTGGCTCACACCACTGCTTGAAATTGCAGCAAGCAGTCGAGGATCCACAGTGAACTTCTGGGCGGATACAGGCGCCTTCGTGCGCAGATAGTAGCAACCCGTCTTCAGACCCTTCTTCCATGAATAGAAGTGCATCGAGGTCAGCTTTGAATAGGTGGGGTCCGCTACGAATAGATTCAAACTCTGCGACTGGCAGATAAACGCGCCGCGCACCGCTGCCATGTCAATGAGCGTCCTCTGCTTGAGCTCCCATGAAGTCTTATAGATCGGCTTAATTTCATCAGGAATCTCAGCAATCTCCTGAACGGAACCGTTCATGGCAACAATCTTCTGCTTGAGTGACTCAGACCAGATGCCACGCTCCATGAGTTCCCGCATCAGATGCTTATTGACAATGACGAACTCCCCTGCAAGAGTGCGACGAGTATAGATATTTGTAGTAAATGGCTCAAAGCACTCATTGTAGCCGAGAATCTGTGATGTACTCGCAGTAGGCATCGGCGCAATCAGGAGACTATTACGTAGCCCAGTCGCAGCCCGAGCCCGAAGCCCAGCCCAGTCAAGAGTGCCACGAGTCTCTGTAATAGGAGTAATGCCCCAGAGATCAGGCTGCAGGCGACCCTGGCTCGCAGGCGAACCAGCGAAGGTTTCATAAGAACCCTCGCGCACTGCGATGGCAGCAGACTCGTCCACTGCGGCATAATACATGTATTCAAAGATCAGCTGATTCACTTCCTCGGCCGCCGCGTCATCCCATGCAAGCTTCAGCATAGCAAACACATCGGCCAGTCCCTGAATACCAAGACCCACAGGACGATGGCGCATATTGCTGCGCTCAGTCTCAGGCGTCGGATAATAATTAATATCAATGACCCGATTCAGATTACGAATGGCCACACGCGTGGCATTCATGAGAGCTTGATAGTCATAGGCCGGCTTTCCGCTTGCATCCTTCACTACAAAGGCCGGCAGCGCAAGGGATGCCAAATTGCAGACGGCCGTCTCGGTGGGCGATGAGTATTCAATAATCTCTGTACAGAGATTGGATGACTTAATCGTGCCCAGATTCTGCTGGTTTGACTTGCGATTGCAGGCATCCTTGAAGAGAATATACGGCGTACCCGTCTCCATCTGGGAGTCCAGCATGCTGAACCAGAGCTTCTGCGCGCTGACTTGCTTGCGGCCACGGCCCTCGCGCTCATAGCGAGTGTAGAGTTCATTAAACTTGTCGCCCCAGACCTCGGCGAGTCCAGGCGCCTCATTGGGACAGAAGAGCGTCCACATACCATCCGCCTCTACGCGCTCCATAAAGAGGTCAGAAATCCAGAGCGCATAGAAGAGGTCGCGAGCACGCTCCTCCTCTGAGCCTGTGTTGAGCTTCATCTTAAGAAAGTCCTCAATATCTGCATGCCACGGCTCCAGAT